TAGCGCGCTCAATGCGCTGGTAATCCTCACAGCACTCCGGGCAACAGAAGAAGCCTTTATCTACTGACTCCTCGCAGTTATAGCAGGCGCCGGTGAACTGCATCTCCGGGCGCTTACGGTTAGCCAGAGCGATGGTTCTTTCCAGTTCCTCAAGCGCTGCGGCCTGGTCTAATTCGTCAGACATGTTCTACCTCCGCAAATGCCTTCTCACACCAGATAGAAATGTAGGTAATCTGGTCCTGCATTTCCTGAAGCGTCTTAGCCTCACCGGTGCGGATTTCATGATTGATGAGGGCGCGGATAAGATGTTCCAGCTTCGAGTAGTACCCGAGGCGCTGCTGAGTTTCCTGGCCGGCTGTTTTGCCATGCTTAACGATGCTCTTCACGTACAGGATGAAGTCGTTAGCGCCGCCTTCGACTGTGTATTTGTCACCGATTTCGATATGCATTTTGCTTTCCTATAGGTAATAAAAAACCCCGCCGTGGCGAGGTTATTGAATTTTGGTCATAAAAAAGGCCGCTATTAGCGGCCCAATCACTGTCTTTCTATGCTCTTATCAACCACAAGCAACTTGTCGGTGAACTTCGCACGGAATGATAGTAGTGATTTGATCATCCCGGAGTTCGAGCTGCTCGAGCTGCTCCCAGCTGGTACCGAACTTACTCATCGGAGACCCGCCATTAGCAAACAGCGTAGCCACAAGCTTCTCAGCTTCAGCCATCATCTGCTCAGTTGTTTTCATATCGACTCCTCACTGGGGAAAACCGTTCAATATAGTTTTAGTAGCCTTGCAACACTAGGTATCGGCTTCAATTGAAAATTGTTTACATGTGCAAACAGAAACGGTTGACGTAAATGTAATCGAGAGACCATTAAATAACAAGTTGCAGGCTCAGTTTTTTTGTAGGTTTCAGCTGTATCTTAGTAAGCCTGCGCCTATGTTAAGGCCTCACATAGCTCTCTTATAATCGAAGCTTCCTGTCTCTAAGCTCGCGCTCAGAACCATTGCATGACAGTAGCCATCATAGTTGCCATGAAGCTCGAAGCCACTATCTAGGTAGTATGTTTGACGATTACTAACAGGATTAACTAAAGCAATTCTATCAACAAGAAGATGTTGTTGCTTGATGAAACATGCGTAAGCGGACAGAACTTCGACAGTAAGTGGAAGGAACTGCTTATAAAGTTCTCGATGTGCATCCTTCACTTTTTCCATGTAATGCACTTCAAGAGATTGCTTAGTAAGGTTGTAGCCCCCAAAGACGTAACCAACCAGCTTTTTTCTGTAGTAAACGACAAACCTAACGGGATGATGGTAGTCGTAATCACAGTAAGGTGGGATGACTAAGCGAGGCACCCAATTTATCTTACCAAACTCATTTAGCTTACTCAGATCGTCCAGAATCGGAGAGGTAGGAACTTCGATAAGCAGGGATGGATCTGGAAACCTAGCCCTTAATTGATGAGCTACGGCATTGAAAAATGTAGGATGCACTAGCTCAAACTGAGTAATTTCCATCAAACGATCCGAAGTGATTAATGAGATTAATCTAATTTAACATTGTTGAGCTGATGTTTTTAGTGGCTGGAAGAATTTTTCACACAGTATACAAATGAAAAGTTCGCTTATATGTAAGGAGAACCTTTACTCCTCGACTTTAGAAACAAGCAGGCTGATGGGGGAGGGAATGAAAGCGATAGTCACTTCTCCTCCTTCTGATAAACCGGGTCAGTGCCGCGCGGGTACTGCAGCGCAACGTTCCTGTAATGCTGCAAGCGCTCGCGGAAATACTCCTTCAGCGATTCCGGCTGCTGCATCTCCACTTCCATGGCGATAACCGGCATGTTCATACGCTCCTTGTACGCTACTCCTGACGCGGCTAAATCAACGTTAATCCTGTCGCGCTCTTCTCTGCTGCGTGCTGCTAAGTTGTGTGACATAACCATTCCTTAGGGCTGCCAGCCATATCCATCACGACCGCCTTCGTGCATCCATTCATGTTTGCACTCCTCGCAGATGTAGTGTGTATCGTCAGTGCCTCGGCCCATGAATCTGGCACTAACCGGCGGCTTATTTGGGTCCATCCTCATGCATGCAATTGGCGCAGCCTTGCGGCCTCTCGGTTGCTGCTCACAAACTTCACAAGTCATAACGATTCTCCAGTGTGGCTGAGAATCTATTTATACCATTGTTGTTTCCTGAAATTGTCCCGCAAATGTAAAGAGCACTGACTTAAAGAATCACTCACCATTCTTACTGGCGCGGAGTTGGGCGGCGAATTCGCTGACATTGGCGCTGCCTTCTTCAGGATATTCAGCAGTGGCAATGTTCAGACCATAAGTTTTGGTGCCATCATCATTTTCAATGTCACCAACCCACAAAATCCCATCCGTGAAATCCCCGAACGCGAAACCTCCGTCGCCGCAATGGAAGCACAGCGACTCCATTGCATCAGCCGACAGGTGCATTTGCTGAGGTACGAGTACGTATCCTTCAGGTATCAACTCAGCCGCCAGCGCATCTTTCTCTGCCTTGAGTTCAGTAAATTTGCGAACCAGATAGGCAGGCAATTCCTCATTCACGCGCATATCTCCTGGCAGGCATTTACCGTTCAGCAATCCACGCATTTCGTGTTCAGTAATATTCATCTCTTACCCCTTATGCCGCTGTCAGGTTCAATGCCGCGGCGAAAATAGTTAGTCCAGGCAGCCCGGATACCAGCCACGCTTGATGAGGCGCGCCCGCTTTTCGGCTGCGATGATGTTTTGCTGGCGCTTATCTTCGCCACGTTCTGCAAGTGAGCGGCGGCTGATGAGCATCGTTTGCGGGCGGGTTGGAGTGAGGCGGCTTGTGCTGATAAGCGTGTAGGTGTAATCGGTGCATCCATCTACCGGCACCGGGTTGGTAGCCTCAATCACCGCTGTTTTACCGCGCAGGCAACCACGCATCAGCCCGTTAAACTCACCGAGCTTCATATGAAAAAGGGCGCTTAATTCGCGCCCTGTCATTGGTCGTTTGGATAGCTGGAAGGTTACTTTCTCTTTAAATCCGCTGTTCGGGTGATTGTTGCGCCGGTACTGAGCGAGCTTTCGCATGGTTACTCTCCGGCCTCTTCAATCTCCGCTTTGCGAAGCAGATAAACATCTGTGGCTTTTTCGAGCGTGTCAGCTTCACTAGCTAGCATGCGCGCCGCGTATTTGTAGAAGCGATCAAGACTCGCAACGGAATCAGCGTTAGCAGAGGCTTCTGTGAAATCAGCAAGCAGCTCATCCGGCGTGCGCGCTGGTGAACTGGTATTCGTCGCCGGGTTAATTTCGCGCTCGGGCTGCTGCGTTTCAGGCTTGCTGTTAATTAGGTTGTTCAGGTCGGCGCTGCTGCGTGCCGGGGTGACATCGCGCTCTGCTCGTTGCGCAGGTTCGAACTCATCAGGAGTGTAAACACCGAGAATTACGTCCGGGCAGTAGAGGCGCGCCCAGTATTTGACAGCCAGATATGCCAGTTGCTGCTTTGGTGCTGTCTTCCAGAGAGGGGAGTTGCGCGTAGTGACGTACTCCATGTAAAGCGGCTCACCCCATGTGATTTCTGTTTCGCCGCGCAGCACTGCACCCACACGAACAGAAAGTCCACGCTCATTCGATGCGTTTGCTGCACCTGGTTTAAACTTCTCCCAGTCGCCGCCGTATTCGTATTTGAAACGACCCTGCACTGCAGTTGAACTGGTGATTACCGCATTGACCAGCTGAGCCTCATATCCCAGCGTGCCGTTTACCAGGTGCGTTTTCTGCGCCACCGCGTAAGGGTTCATTCCCCACTGAGCGGCCTGTAATGCGATCGCCAGACAGTCAGCAGGCTTTCCGGACAGGTGAGCAGGAACCGTTGCTTTACCCTGTGCCATGACTTCAGCAAACGCCTGTAGCTTATGCAGCCCACTCGGGCTGAAGATTGCCGCCTTGGTGTCAGCCTCATTGACTGGCGCGGTGATGATATCGTTGCTCATGCGTAATCCTTTCTCTTGGCCCAGTCCGGGCGTGTAATTTCTTCTATGCCGCCCCAGTTACCGGACAGCATGCATTCGTGATAGGTATCAAGGTTGCGGCGGAACAGGTCGTAGCCCACGGCAACATCGTCCTCCTGCAACTGGAAGGTGCGCACAGGGTACCGGCCACAGTCGATCGCCTCGCTGACTGCGATGAAAACAAAAAGTGGATATTCACCGAAGTGCTTACTGAAGCCCTCGCGGTAATAGGCGTCCTGAACGTGATAGCGGAACTCTTCAACGTGCCGGGCGAAGCGCGACATATCAGCCACCTTCTTCACGTCGACAATAACGGGCTGGCCCGACAGGAATTTGTCCGGACGGATACGACAAAGTTCGCCTGTCTTCTCGTCATTCCAGTAGATTGACGCTTCCTGATGGCCTTCAGCCTCCAGCAGCCAGCGTGCCGCCGGATGGGCGAGGGCGCTGGCACGCATCAGTTGCAGCTTCCGTCCCTGCTCGGCATCCATGACCGTCATTCCCGAGCTTTCGCAGTCCTTCAGGAATCGCTGCTCGTCTGCCTTGCCTTCATTGGTTCGCCGGTTGAATGCCGGAGCCACGATAAACCGCTTGTCGAACTCTTCAGGCTCCAGCAGCAGGCAATGCAGTGCTGTCCCCATATCCAGCGCGGCTTTCTTCTCATCATCCTCCGGCGCTTCTTTGCGCCATTGGAAGATGGCCGGGTTGATGGCAATGTCGTCCAACTGTGATTTGCTGATGCCAGCACCCCGGTGATAATCCTCGTTACTGATGTTGTAATAGATGCCCGGCTGCATTACGCCGCCTCCTGATTTCCATGTTTGTTGCGGTATATCCCGATCGCCACTTCACGCCGCGCAACCCGCACCATTGCCTCACGTAAAAACGCCTCAGCGGCTTCGTGCTGCTCATCATCTTCATCGAACATCTCAATAGCTGGGTAGTCGTAATGCTTTGTCAGGAAGGCGCACAGGGCTGGCATTAACGGGTTCGTCTTGTGCTGGTTCATCCGTGCATCCACTTCTGCAGCGATGAACTCCAACTCGCTCTCCGGCAGGTTATCGGCGATATCCTGCACCTCATGCCGGGCCGTTCTGTTCAGTTTCATTTCCGCTCTCCCAAACCAAGGCTTCTCAACATCAGGTTGATGAAGGTGAAATCCTTCGACTTTTCCAGCATCTCGCGCTGGCGCTCTAACTCTTCCTGCTGCTTCTGGTACTGCTCAGCTGCTGCTGGTGCGTTCATGGCTTGCCCTCCTGCGCTACGACCTGCAAAAGACGCTCCCAAATCTGCTGAAGGCGGCTCTTTGGCTTCCAGGACATAACGTCAGCTCCGGTGAGCTTGAAATCGAACATGGTGTTTTTGGGGCAGCCCGATGCCGCCCCAGCAATTGCGAGTTGCATGGGGATACTCCGTTGAATGGGTTAGGTTGGTTTAAAAAAGAAGGCCGCACTAAGCGGCCAAATCGCATCCTGTTCTGTCTCTATCATTTGAAAATTCACAGCGTTGGTGCGTAGCACCTCAAAGCCGTCTGAGTAGGCGGCTTTACGGTGTCACTCAGTCTGGATTTACCGAAAATCCTTGAGACTCAATCCATGCAATAACCTTATCCTCACCTACAGCATCTAGGACATCGTTGGCGTCATACTCTTCGACTACGTCTTCCACGGCGAAAGTTTGTGAAATCTCCATCTCTTCTACTTCAATTTCAATGTGACGATTCCAACCTTCGCCATAGGGTGAAATTCCATTGATGCACTTTGCTTTTAAAGTTCCGCTTAAACTCATCTCAACCTCCTGCTATAAACCCCAGCACCATCAGCACGCCAAACACAAACAAGCCGAAATACCAGTCTCTGTCGCTTAACATGGTGCCTCCAGATGTGAAAAAGGCCGCCTAAGCGACCTTACTCGTCGAACCATTCGACATACTGAAGCTGATCAATTAGCTCGGCATCTTCAGGATTTTTGTTCTCGGCGTTGCATACTTTGCAGTTAGTTACTCCGTATGGCATTCCCATGCATCCGCATTCATTCGACAATCCAGCGCAACAGATTTTGAATACGAAGCCGCCGTCACATTTGTCGCATCCCATATCAGCCCCTCGCCGTTACGATGTCTTTTGAGTTGCGATAGCCGGCAGCGAATATCGCGATTTCTGGTAAGCACTGTGATGTGCTCTCATGCCTGTCACGCAGAGAAGGGTTACTCCTCATCGCTACCTGGCTCGCCAATCCAGTCAGGGCGCACACCTTTACCAATATAGAAGTCGATAACATCCAGCAGGCGAGGATAGAACTTCAGCGCCTTACGCCCATCCATCTCTGCAATATCGCGCTTACTGAACTTGCGCCACTGTTCTGCTGTGTGGTTCTGGCAGCCAGCTTTGACATATTCACCGTTAGTGATTTGCAGATAGTAGGCCTCGCCCATAATCACGAATGTGTGATCTGGCAGGTCGGCACCGCACAGGTTGGCACCGCGCAGGTTGGCATCGCGCAGGTCGGCACCGTACAGGTCGGCATCGCGCAGGTTGGCACCGCGCAGGTCGGCACCGCGCAGGTTGGCACCGCGCAGGTCGGCACCGCGCAGGTCGGCATCGCGCAGGTCGGCACCGCACAGGTTGGCATCGCACAGGTTGGCACCGCGCAGGTCGGCACCGCACAGGTTGGCATCGCACAGGTCGGCATCGCACAGGTCGGCTCTCGATCCGCTTTCACGCATCGACGTAATCCACAGCTTGTGTTCCTCAAGTACTTTCTGTAATTCGGTCGCGTTCATGATTTATCCTTTGAGTGTATGAGTCGCATTTTTGCGACCGTTACGGAATCCGGCAGAGTAGATAGCTACTTCTGGAAGGCAGGTTGAGCCTGTTGTCTTTTGGTCACGCAGAGAAGGGGAGATAACTGCCTTCTCTACTCTCTGGTTGCAGCTGGATAAGGTGCTGACGATGCGGCGCTCGAAGCCCTGCTGTTGCAGCTTCATAGCCCGATGCTCTACTGCGCGTTGCAGCTTCTTGCGTTGCTTGTTGTTCATGTTGCCTCCGGTAATTGGCTTAGGTGATTGGATGGCCGGTGCTCCTCGCCGTTCACGTGCGCTGGTTTTGCCACCGTTCAAGACGGATTTGTTATCCCGCGACTTCAGCCGACGCTGGGTACCCACTTCTTATCCCCAACCATGCGTTTGCATTCATCCAATCCCAAAGCCAACTTCACTTTGGTGAGACCGAATCAGTCTCAATCTCTATTGTTAAAGAACCCGCCACTCCGTTCCCTGTGGCCTGCCAGCGTCCTGCTGATGGGATTTAATTTAGCGTTATGCTAAATGATTGGCAATAGCAAAATGCTAAATAATTTGGGCGCAGGGTTTAGCTAAATGATTTAGAAAGGAATTTAATTTTCGGAAGGGGGAATCGTAGGCACAAAAAAGCCCGCGTTACACGGGCGTGAATTCGTTCAATTGGGGCAAACCATCTGTTAGCAACAGCTAACGCCAGTGAGATTACTCACTTTGTTAGAATTAGGAAGTGGATGTTCAACAATTTGCTATGCATAGCACTTTATGCGCGAGACCCTGAAATGATGAAGTCTTTAAATTGCTAAGCAAGGGTGAGTAAGTGTTATCGACAGTTGAAAAATGCCTAAAAAAATACCTGCACCCGAGGCGGGTAGCAGGTACAAATCGCGGTGAAGCTGAAACTCTTAAGCGGCCTCTAAACGTTGTGATCAGAATGCCTCTCGAGCCAGCGAGGAATCCCCTCAGCTAGCGGTAGGAGCGCTTGCCTTATCACAACAGGATATAGGTTAGAAGCCTTGTAAAGCATAACAAGCGTAAGCGGCAGGATTTTTATTGCAGGCACAAAAAAAGCCCGCCGGACGCGGGCTAATCGTTACAAAGAATTAAATAGAGAAGCATTTGAGCAACGGTTTTGCTCAGTCAGATCATCGTCAAAGGCCATGAAAACTTTAGTCATCAGCACCGGGTGGTCACAGAGATTTCTGGCACAAAAAAGCCCGCTCAGTGGCGGGCTTGGTTGGGGTGGCGTTATGGTTGCTGCCCAGTTTTAAAGAAATTATAGAAACTTCAAAATTCCAACGCCTAGCACTATTGCAGTACCAACAGTCCAGATGATTTGTTTAACTGTGGATTCCGAGATCCACTTCTGAACTTCGTCTTTACTAGGCTTTTTATCCAGCTTAGCGTCATAATCGACGAAATTTTTCATCATTACCGTGTTAACAGTAGTGGTTTCAGCGTTAGTAGAAATAATTTTGTCGAGCTTTGCATCCATTGCGTTAACACTTGCCATGAGATGCTCTAAGCTCCTCTCAATTTTGGCAATTCTTTCGCTCATTTCATCTCCCGAGAGATAATCCTCTCCATCTGCATTAGTCATTGTAGCTGACTTAGTTGACTCAACACTAGATGATAGAATTCTTAAATCACTAGCCACCCTTGCCGATAGAAATGTTATGTAATCAACCGGGTCAATATCTTGTGGCAAATCAATGTTAATTGCGATTGTAGGCGATGATACGGCCAGCTGTAACGTTTTGACAGATGTTACATGACCAAGTTCCATAGGATTTAATTACCCGCCATCAAATCAAGTTGGTGCTGGACGGCCCTCATAAGCTCTTTAGCCTGATGCGCAGTCATAGTAATAGAGCCGACCTTTGTAAATACCATTTCGGCAGGCTGCTCTTTTAAGGCTTCTTGCTCAAGACCATTTGATTGATTATCAAGAGAACTTACAACGAAATGGGAGCGCATGAAAATCATGTCAACGAAAGTCTCCTCGCCAACCTTATAGCATGCTGCTCCAGAAGTTGTTGCAAACACAGGGATATTTGCTTGTGCTTCATTACTGTTAACTACCTTCATTTCGGCTCCATGATTGTTAGATAGATAGGGTTATATCGACAGGCGAAGTAGAAACTTTAGTTTTTCTAACGAGTTTAAGTTTGCGGCTATAGCTGCAAAAGTGAGCTAAACAAGACGCATCTTAGTCTCGATCGCTACACCCAGAACTTTGCAGTTTCCGTTCACTGGTACCATGGGCCATTGGGGATTCAAGCCCTTCAGATACTTCTGGCTGCCATCAATGATGAGCTTCTTGAATGTGGCTTCGTTATCATCAGTCAGCTTCGCCACAACTAGGCTGCCATTCACCGCTTCCCGTCCCGTATCGAACAGCACATATGTTCCGGCCGGGATACTTAGCCCGATCGGGGCTGTCATCGAATCGCCTTCCACCTGCAACCAGAAAGCATCTCCCTGCGTATGTGCGTCGGATTCAAGCCACATATCGACATCCTTAATCGTATAGGGTTCACAGGCTTCATCCCATGCGCCAGCCTGAACCTTGCTTAAAACGGGGTAGCGCGCAGTAGGCTTGTAGTCCCTAGGGTTGGAGACGTTAGCGTCAACCTGTGGTTGTTCTTCATGGATGGAATCAAGCCAGGCATTGGGCAGCTTTAAAGCCACTTCAATTTTCCTCGCCATCTTATCCCCGATGTTCCTGACGCTATTTTGGCCAAGCAGCTGACTGAATTGGGATGCGCTAATGCCCAAAAGCTCTGCGAATCCAGCCTTTGTATTGCCATCGTTCTCAAGGTGCCTCTTCAGGAGGTTGTTGAGATTGGTTTTTCTGATGCTTTTATTTTCCATGGCTTGATTCTCACACTATTTAGCAATGCGATAAATATGCGAATTGCTAAATAGTGCTTGTTAGTTATTTAGCATAACGCTAAACTTAGCTTTGTAATTAACAGGAGGCACCAATGGGTAATGAACTTCTCCGCTGGCGCAAGGAATCTTCAGCTGAAGACTGGATCAGCCTTGCTGCACTAGCGAAAACATCTGTTGGCTACCTCGACCAAATTGCATATGGATTCCGCCGAGCATCACCAGGCAAAGCCTTAGCAATTGAGGAAGCCACAAATAAATTCACCGATTACCAGCCGGTGAAGAAGGAAAGCTTAGTTTTTGCACCACAGCGCGCTTCAGCAGCTTAAGCAACACCGCTCTTTATCAATCTGACCGGAGGCTGTTTCGGCCCCCAAAAACCGAAGTGACTTGCTCACCGCAATGTCACGTAACTACTTAACCAACAAACGGAATACTAACTGATGGAACGCGCAAAGAAACGCAACGAGGCACTGCGCATTGAAAGCGCCTTGCTTAACAAGATCGCCTTAATCGGCACAGAGAAAGCTGCTGAAGCTGTCGGGGTTGATAAAGCTCAGATAAGCCGGTGGAAACGAGACTGGATCCCCAAGCTATCAATGCTTCTTGCAGTACTGGAATGGGGCGTCGTGGATGACGAGATGGCTCATTTAGCCAGACAGGTGGCAAGCATTCTCACCAAAGAAAAAGCGCCGAATGCGGGAACATTCGACGCCTGATAGCAATTTGCGAACACAAATAACTGGAGGAAATTATGCCAGGACTAACTGGATATGTAAACAGTAAAGGGGGCAGTTATGTCAACTGCTGAACTTTTTGATTTCAACACAGCTCGCAAACACAGGAGCGCAAGGATGGAAAACCAAAAGCAGGGGCATTTTGCACTGTTCCGGAGTCTTCTGTCCAAGGACTGGGCCAAAGATACAGCCAAGCTGGCAATGTGGATTCGGCTTATCGGTGAGGCTTCCTACAGGCCACGCACAGTAGAGTTTGCAGGCAAGGAGTGGAATCTTCAACCCGGCGAACTGGTGACCACAGCGGCGATCATGGGACGTAAATTACGTGATCAGGATGGCACTGAAAAAAGCCCACAGGCGGTGACCAGAATGATTAATTTCTTCGCCAGAGAAGGGATGATCACCACCAAGGGAACGCGCTTTGGCACGGTGATCACCATCACGAATTATGCCGAATATCAGGTCATTTCAGCCGATGAACCTCGCGAAAGACCATCCGATAACAACAAACCCAGCACTGGCGCGGCTTTGAATGCTGTACCCGATGAACCATCCGATAAACCATCCGATGAACAGAACAAGAAGTTACTAGAACAAGAACTAAAAGATAAAACCCCCCATACCCCCAAAGGGGGCTTGGAAGGTGATCAGGTTAAACCTGAAAAGCGTCGGGCAGAGCGCATTGATTACGAATCATACCTGGTTGCCTACAACGAGGAGGTTGGTGAAAAACTTCCACACGCTGTATCAGCCAACACCCAGCGTCAGCGCCGCCTGAAAAAACTTATCCCTCAGCTCAAAACCCCAAACGTTGCCGGGTTCCGGTCTTACGTTCGCGCATTCGTCTGCCAGGCCAAGCCGTTTTACTTCGGAGCAAATGAATCTGGCTGGTCAGCAGATCTGGATTATCTCCTGCGTGAAACAACGCTGACCGGCGTCAGGGAAGGCAAGTTTGCAGACCACAAGGAGCCAGCATGATTAATACCGATATCGAAGCCAGCGTGATTGGGGGACTGCTGATTGGCGGATACACACCGGATGCCAGTGACGTCATCTCAACACTGGATGAAAGCGCATTTAGCGTAGACCTGTACCGCAGAGCATTTGGTGAGATTAAGCGCCAGGCGAAACAACGCAGCCTGATTGACGGGATGATGGTTGCCGAAGCAATGGGTGACGAGTATTTCGGTCACGTCATGGAGACCATGCGCAAATGCCCTTCAGCAGCAAACCTGAAAGGCTATGCCCGCGTGGTGGCCGACTATCACAAGGTCCGCCGCTTCACTGAGCTGATGGACGCTGGCAAACGTGAAATAACTTCAGCCGGTAACCACGAGATTGCTCTCAACGCTATCAGCCAGTTCATGGCATCACTCACCGATATTGACCGACCTGGTGATGAAATCAGGCCGATGCATATCCGTGACGTTCTGGACGGTTATCAGGAGCTGCTTGAGAAGCGCGTTCGTCAGGGTGAAGAGTCCGACACACTCAAAACCGGCATTCCTGAGCTTGACCATATCACCGGTGGCATCAACTCCGTCGACCTGGTCATCGTTGCTGCGCGCCCTGGTATGGGTAAAACAGAATTCGCACTTACCGTAGCTGAAGGTGTCGGCCGGCAGAAGTTACCGGGCAGCAATCAGAAACGCGGCGTGCTGATTTTCAGCATGGAGATGGATGCTAATCAGGTGGTAGAGCGGCAGATCGCAGGTGCGGGAAACCTGCCAGTTTCAGCACTGCGCAACCCTGCGAAGATGAACGATGAAGGCTGGGCAAAGGTAACAAACGGACTTGGACGCCTGTTAGAGCTGGATGTGTGGATTGTCGATGCCAGCAAGATGAACGTTGAGCAAATCCGCGCCATTGCAGAACGGCACAAGCGCAATAACCCGGCGTTGTCACTCATTCTGGTGGATTACCTCGGACTGATTGATAAGCCAAAGGCTGAACGTAACGACCTCGCTATTGCACACATCTCCGGCAGCCTGAAGCGCATTGCAAAAGACCTCAAGACACCGGTTATGTCACTCAGCCAGCTATCCCGTGATGTTGAGAAACGCCCAAAAGGCCAGCGCCGCCCGACCAACGCCGACCTGCGCGACTCCGGCAGCATTGAGCAGGACGCCGACAGCATCATCATGCTCTACCGTGAAGCCGTCTATGACGAGGAGTCACCTGCTGCGAACTATGCAGAAATAATTGTCACAAAGAACCGCTTCGGACAGCTCGGAACCGTTTATCAGGCTTTCAACAACGGACACTTCCAGCCAACGGATCAGGAAGCCGCAGCAAAACTCTGCCGCGCCCGCCCTGAGCAAACCCAGCAACAATCACGCCGCTACAACAAAGGGGCTGACGTATGAATTTAACCTACGAAGATTCAGAAGTAATTGCCGCATATCTCTGCGCTGGCCGACCGCAGTACAGAGGCCCGGTATTCATCGACCTCAGCAAGCTGGAAGACCTGCACATGCGGAGCGCTCAGGCTCACGTTCGCTATGCACTCATGTTTGCATCCGGAAAGTGGACATCAACCGGGAGAGCAGCATGACACAGGTAATTCAACTGGTAATCACACCACCGCTGATGCGTCAGGCCCGCAACATGACGCTGGCAATCATCGACCTGGCTAAGAAGCGCGACCTGACGCCGGAGCAGTTCCGGGACCGCCTGCACGCCATCGACATGCTGGCACGTGAAGCACACGACACGATTGTTGATGCTGAGTTTGAGCAGGAAGACAAAGGGCAGAAGCGGGGAGGTTTTTGATGGAATTTATGGATTGGTATGCGCGACTGAATGATATCGCAGTTGCCAAAGGGTTTGCAGATGCTGGCGATCCGGAAAAATGGCATGAAGAATTCAATTCAGGCCTTACGCCAGAGCAGGCGTGGAACGGTAGCTGGGATTTCACATGAGGAGTCACCAATGAACAAACTAACCGCTGAATCCGCACGTCAGGAATTAACAAAACTGAAGGTGTGGGAAAACGACGGCGTACTAACTCTGAAGGAAGAGCGCTACCTGCAAGCCCTTGAGATTGCACTCCCCATACTGGAGCAGCAGGAGGTGAAATCAATCCTGCTTACAGACTTCAAGTGTGAGGATGATGACGAGTTTCCGGTTTATACATGCCACGAGTGCCGCCTGGTGCACATGCCTGAAGAGCGGCGAGTTTCGGATGTCACGGGGCAGACCAGATGCCCTCGATGCGAATGCATGCAGTTCACGAGGCGAGTAGTTGATTTCAAAGAGCCAATCGAACCTAAAAGCAGCGAGGGCATCATCCCGGAGCAGCCCACCAATCAGAACGGAGAGCAGTGATATGGGAAAGATAAGTGTTTTGACAAACGCTCAGATCATGACGCTTCGCCGCATGAAAAACGGCACTAAATATCAGATGACATCCAATGGCAAGCACGGGAGGCAAGTCAGGTTCGCCGTAGGCTCTAAGTTTGTGAAAGATGACGTTGAATGCAAAAGCCTTGCACCCTTAATGCGTAAGGGTTTCATCAAATTTAAGGCGGCTTCAGTATGTGATAACGGTTCATATTACGAGGTTGACCTTACCCAAGCAGGTCACGCCAAAGTAGAGGCCTCCTATGGCGATGAGGATAAACCATGAACAACGTAATCCCCTTAAAGCGCTCTGAGCACAAACCTCTCAGAGATACACACTCAGCCATAGTGACTGCCCTGAAGATGATTCGTGAAGGCGGCCACAGTCAGCAGAGTATCGATCTGCTGTTAAGCGCCGCAGCCGACAACATCCATGACTACGTGGAGACACTCGAAGGGAGGTAACAGTGGAGACGCAACGTTTTCTACTGAGAGACAGCAACATCCGACAGAACTGCATCAGCGCCATCCAGCAACTCCCCGCCAATCCCGACAAACCTCTGCAGGTAACTATCCAGGAAGACACCAGAAGCCTTGCGCAAAACCGCATGCTTTGGGCCTGCCTGCATGACGTATCAAGCCAGGTTGTCTGGTACGGGAAGAAACTCGACTCTGAGAGCTGGAAACACATATTCAGCGCCAGCCTGAAAGGGCAGGAGACGGTGCCGGGTATCAATGGCGGATTTGTGGTGCTGGGCCAGTCAACAAGCAAAATGCGCGTCAGTGAGATGCGAGATTTAATCACACTCATCCATGCCTTCGGTGCCGAGCAGAACGTCAGGTTTAGCGACGAGTCAGCACGCGCGGTTGAATGGGCGGGAAGATTCGGGAGTACACCATGAGTAAAATCAAAGCAGCATTGCTGGGAATTCTCTCAGACGGGAAATGGCATCAGACGTCAGAGCTGATAGGGCCGGTATGTAAGTCCTGCCGGACCAATCGGGCCAATGTGTCCAACACCCTCAGCACGCTCTGTGGCGGGCATCATGTTGTAAAAGAGCATATCACCGGCGCAAAACACAATTCATGCCGCTACAGGCTGGCAAACGAGCAGGCTGGATTTGGCGTCAGTCCGGTCATGGCAGATTTCAATCAGCTGTTGAGAGCTGCAAGGGGGCAACATGCGCCGCACTAAATCGCTCTGGGAGAGGATGGAGAATCACGCCGTCTACCACACCAAATCACGCCGCAAGAATCCAACCACAATCCCCGCAGCCAGCCAGGTCAGCACCTTCGATTATGTCGGCGGACTGGTGCAGGCCAAATGGAATCGACTGAGGAAGACACGATGAATTACAGCGAAATGAGTGGTTACGAAATCAATAACCGAATCCACAATATCGTCGCCTGCGAAGGCAAATATGACCTGAAAGTGGAAGGGTACAAGGTTACATGGACTGAGAGGGAAACTGGTCGTGTTATCGAAACCCTCAGAAAGCAGTATGACAAAGAGTTTAAAAACTACTTGTCGTCATGGGCTGACGCCGGGCCGATTATCGAGAAAGAAAACATTAGCCTGACCTGCCACCAAAGTCGTGATGAGTGGGCCGCGATATTTAACCGGCATTGCATGTCTGCAAATCAGAATCCGCTTCGTGCCGCAATGGAATGTTTCCTGATGAAAAAGGAGCGAGAAAATGCCGCGTGAACGCTGCTGCCGCTGTCACATAACACTCACCTCAGAAGACAAGTATCACTACTCCATTAGCTGCGAGCAGTGCGAATGCGATATCGAATGGGAGAACCATGAGCGAGATAACCCAATCAAGTCAGCCTACTGGCGATGGAGAGCGGTGTGCTTCTGTTTGCGCTTTCTGTTCTGTAGCGCTGCCAGAGTCGGTGGTTTATTGCTGCACAAGCTGCGAAATAAACCTGATGCAAGATCCCAATTACCGGATGTGCGGAGAGGTGAATAATGCTGACCTTTAAACACTTTTGCGATCGACCTACATGGGCCGTAGCAGCGGGCTATAGATTCAATTTTATCGACTGCCTGTCACAGGCAATGGTGAGAATGAATATCTGTAGTGGAATAAAAGATGTTCTGCTCGAAATCCCCGACCTCGAATTGAGAGAGGCCTGGTATAAGCTGCCCGTCAGCTTGCTGGCGATTTGCATTGCAATAACGTGGCCTCTGACCTTCTGGATTTTCGGCATTATCACTTACGTGCGCTGCATTCACGCTAAGAAAAAATATGCTGGAGTGAAGAGTGAAATCGTTTTGAATAATCTTCGCATATGGCTTCACCATTTCGACAGGGGGTCTCATGGCTAAAGGCACCAAGCCGAAGCCGCCTAAGCCGAAAACCTGTAAGCACTGCAAAACCAAATTCATCCCAGCCAGACCTCTCCAGTACATCTGCACCCCATCCTGCGCATACCAATACCAGCAACGACAGAAAGAGAAGCAGCAGAAGGAAACTGACGCTGAAGCTCGTCGCGCCTGGAATAAGCGTAAATTAGACCTGAAGCCGCTAAAGCACTGGGAAGACTTAACCCAGCGAGCTGTTAACGACTACATCACAAAGGGAAGGGACAGGGATTTACCGTGCATAAGTTGCGGCACATGGGAGACGGTTCAGTGGGAAGCAGGGCATTACCGGTCACGAGGCGCGGCATCACATCTCCGCTACAACGAAGACAATCTGGCAAAACAGTGTCATCGCTGCAACGTCCAGCTATCCGGCAATCAACAGCAGTACCGCATCAACCTAATCACCAGAATCGGCCTTCAGCGCGTTCTGGCGCTCGAATCAAACAACGAACCTCACCGATACACCAGAGAAGAGCTGGACGCGATACGAGCGCGTTACAGGGCGGCTCTGCGTGAACTGAATAAGCAAAGAGAGGCAGCATGAAGTTATCACCTAAACAGCGTGGCGTGTTGCGCCTCAAATTTGGCGGACGCTGCGCCTACTGTGGATGCGAACTACCTGAGAAGGGCTGGCATGCCGACCACGTAGAGGCTGCATTGCGCAAATGGGAGTTTGGCCCACGCCGTCAGGATGGAACGCGCCGGGCGATAGCTACTGGCGACCACTGGCGTCCTGAGAATGACGTAATGGAAAACCTTTTCCCCGCGTGCGCACCCTGCAACTTATTCAAAGCGACTTTCACCCTGGAAGGTTTCAGAGAGCAGATCGCAGAGCAGGCTGAGCGGGCAAGGCTGTATAGCGTCAATTTCCGTACTGCAGAGCGTTTCGGTCAGGTGAAGGTAACACCATCACCAATTGTGTTCTGGTTCGAAAAATATTTGCAGGAGCGTGCAGCATGACCGAATACCTCAGAGAAAAGTGGCTCCGCCTTCGCATTCTCAAGATGCGCGGCATGTACGAGATCAACTACCGGATTATCCGGAACACGGCGAAGATGATGGGGGTTAAGCATGCGCATTGAGCGTGACTATCAGCAAATCGTCAGGCTGTCAGGCGTCAGAACAGCATCTGACATGCGCCGGTTATTCGGCAATGGCTGGAAGACCATCAACGAATCGCAGCAGGCATGGATAAGGCATCTTCTGGGCGTATGGGGCGATCACCTGGGCGGAGAAGATTACGACCGTGCAGAGGTTAACGTAATTGGCCGCCTGATGATGCGCTGTGAATGGAGTGAGCAGAAGGGCAAGCAGATAGAGAAAATCGTGTCACAGCTGCATTGTGAAGGGCTGCGTGGTGAAGATTTATTCCGCAAGGCGCGTGACCTGCTTATCCCTCAGTCATCAACGGCAAACATCATCGCTCTCGCCAAAGAATCAGATGATGCCGCCTTTGTTGAATCAGTCATGGTAAAGACATTCGGAAGGGATAACCCGCTTCGTAACGTAGCCAGATTACGATACTGCAAGCGCAAGAGCGTGCAAAATATCGGCTCATCCCTGATTTATTACTGCAGCATCTCACCGAAAGAGGCCCGCAACAGAATGGAATGGGCGATGGATATCATCGAAGGAGAAATGTTTTACGCAATTAAGCGAGAAATGGAGAAGGAGATTCCTAAAATCGCTGCGTGATCATACGGAATAGCACGAATTGCCAAAGACAAAGGGCATGCGACCTGGCACATTAACGGCATGATCGGGAAGTGAAGCGAACAGATCGCAGCTTTACCGGTCAGTTGCATAAATGTGGATGCCAAAGAGCCTCGCGACCTCACCAGTCGGCGGGGCTTTTTTATTTCTATCCTCGATAGGGGATAAGATTCACCGCATACCCTGTAGCGGATAAGTAACATCACTAAACTATTTCAAAGGTCAGCCATAGAGCTGGCTTTTTTTCGTTTCAGCGCCCAAGGATTTCCCTCTGAGTTCTTCCTGTGTCTTTTCACTCGGGTGCTTTTTATTCTCACAGCATGAAGCCGGAATATCCGGGCTACGCCGGAGACGGCCATGACAAATACACAAACAGTAGCCCGCGGGGTAGCTCATGGGTGAAAGCAGCATAATCACAGGCGTGCTCGGCCTCTTATTTGGCGGCGGCGCAGTGGCAGTTCTCTGGAAACCATTAGCGGCCAGCCTTGTCTCTCTTGGCATAAGTAATCGCGCTGGCGGAGAGATAATCTCCAATTACAAAGAGCAGGTGCAGTTGCTGAAAGAGAGCAACGCCATTCTCCGCGAAGAAAACGACGAATTGCGGGAGCGTCATGACCGTAACTTACGCCGTATATCAACCCTTGAGACTGACCTGAAGCTGATTAAAAACGCCCTGAGCATCCTCCTTGCGATGTCTGAGGCCAGTACCGCTGTCGGAAATGAGCGATTCAGAACCGAGATAGACCGGCTGATTGCGAAAATGGAGACCCACAGCGATGACGAACAGCGCTAAAAATAATCACAAACGTAGCCTGATAGTCGGCTGCGTTCTCACCATGATGACACTCATCTGTATTGCAATGACCTGCCTGTTTGTTTACGTGACAAATGATGCAAACCGCCAGATTGAAAACATCCGCAATGATTACCGCAAGGTTGCCGAGCGCCGCGATGCAAAGGTTGCCAGCCTGGCTAATCAGGTGGCATCCCTTCAGCAGCAGATGAGTTCATTACCAGATCGCACAGCCAACAAAACTGCCGCACAGGTCAAGCAGGTAGTGAAAGAGGATGAGGGCAAATGACAGACAGCAAAATCATCCCGATCCTTAATTACGAGGAAGGTTACCGCGAAAAGCCATATCTGGACTCGCGAGGATTTCCAACTGTTGCCGGTGGCATCCTCATCGGCCCACAAGGTGCGAGCATTTCAAACTATCAGTTCACTGTGCCGCGCGTGGTTGGCGACCTCTGGAAAGAGGTTCTTGTGCAGCAGAAGCTGAATGAGATGAATCAGCGCTCAATCATCAAGGCTGCATTAGACCAGTGCAATCCACCTCGGCGCGACATCCTCATCAGTATGGCCTATCAAATGGGTGTTGATGGACTGGCTGGATTTAAGAACACGCTCGGCATGATCGCAAAGGGTGATTTCAACTCTGCGGCCAGCGGCATGCTGAATAGCCTCTGGGCTAAACAGACGCCTAATCGCGCTAAGCGTCACGCTGATGTGATGCGCACCGGTACCTACGATATCTACAAGGGCCTCATCTGATGGACGCCTTAAGCATGCTGCGTGGTTCAAGTGGCAACATCTCACTAAGCCGTACTCAGGCCATTCTGGGCTTTCTGGTGTGTAGCGGCATCCTCATCTGGCAGGCTTACAAAGGCGAGTTGAGCGAAGCAATCTTTATCGCTTATTTCGGCTTCTCAACAGCCGGATACATCGGTGCGAAGAAAATCGCGTCAGACAAAGACCTGAGCGAACAGAAACTGGATGCAGGAATCGACCCGGGAGCTAAGCCATGAGCATTGAATTCATCCTCGGCATTATCGGCGTCATTGCTGCTGCCATTATGACGGCATTTGGCATTGGCCACTCTAAAGGCAAGGCGAAAGCAGAAGCCTCCGCCACAGAGCGAGAAACCAAAGCAGCGATCGCGTCAGAGCAGGCAGTAGCTGCCCGCCAGACCGAATCAGCCAGAGAGGCATCCGATGTTCAAAACACTGTTACCCGCATGTCTGATGGTGATGTTGATGACGAGTTGCGCAGAGAATGGATCAACAAGGGTTGAGGTAGTCGATACTGCCTGCACCTGGGTGAAGCCCATTCTCGTTACCGAAGCCGACATTATGACGATGGATGACCGTACCAAGCGAGCCATCCTAGCTCACAACAAGACTTGGGAAGCCAACTGTGGAACGGTGACCCAATGAGTGGGTACTCAATCTACAACATCCTCTCTGGTGCCTGCATAGGCGCATTGGTAATGACGTGGATAGGCTTCTGGATTCACCAGCGTCAGGAGAAGCGGCACCGCAACGAACTAAGTCGCATGCAGCAGCAGATCATCACCGAAGTGAAGAACAGCCTCAGAAAGTAGTATGCATCCCGTAACGGCACATTAGCAGCAATGTGCCCTGTCGCTTTATCGGTTGAACACTACCCCCAATCCGCGCAGTCGCATGCGCATCTCAACGAGAGCCTTTCAGTAAGCGAGCCTGAGAACAGCCGTTATAGGTGGCGACCTCTCTCGGGCGGCTTTTCTGTGCGAACAGGCTCACTTTCTAAAAGGTAGAAACGCAATGACATATCCAACAGTGATCGTTAACGGCGTATCCGTTCGTGTAGACAGCGAAGGGCGCTACAACCTGAATGACCTGCATTCGGCTGCAGTATTGAAAGGTGAGGCTACTGATAATCAGAGGCCAAGCCAGTTCATGCGAAGCAAGCAAGTGCGCAAGTTCGTTCAGACATTGAGCGCAGTGCAAAAATGCACGGCGGTGGATACTGTGAATGGCGGTGCCAATCATGGTGTATGGGGGATGGAACTGGTAGCTATACGGTATGCAGCATGGCTAAGCCCTGAGTTCGAAATACGCGTATATGAAACCTTCCGCGAAGCTGTTCTGACTGGCATCAGCCACATGAACCAGCTCAACCGCCTTGACCTGCTGATCGCAACTGAGACTGAACAAGTAAGCGGATGCGCGCGAACCATGAATAAATGGGGCCGTGGCGGCCGCAAGGCGCTGCTCAACAATGCCCGCAAGCGCATTATCGAGCAGATGGATCCTGATATGGTTTCGCTCATGGAAGATAAGGCGGCATAGCCAACGCAAAACTGCGTCGGCAGAGAGCCACTTTCACAACGGCTCTTACATAATCTATCCGACAAGGGATAACGGTTAGCCACGCTGTGAAGCGTTGCGAATCCGGAACCACAAATCAGCAAGAAAAATCAAATCGCCAAAGAAATCTACCGCAATCCGAGCGACATCAATATAGCTCTGAAAATCCATAATAATCTCCTGTTAGCACGACAGCATCCGAAGTGGTGGCTGTTCTTTTGTGAGGGTTAATCCCCTAATAGTGATGAATTTAGAGTTCATTCCTGTGCTAACTGGTTTGGTTCCAGGTGAATTAGTGGAGTAGAGAATGGCAAGGATTCGAATCACCGTAAGCGGCCTGGAGTATGCATCTGACGAAGGACTTCACACCGCAACAGCTGAGGTAGTCGTAAAGCGTGGCAGGAGAGAGATTGTCCGCGATACCTTCAATGGCAAATCTGCAGGTGATTACTCCCGCACCTATGATGTGACGGATGGGAAAGGCGATCTGTATGTGACCTATACAACCGAGTCACCTCACTTCCAGTGCAAGGCTGAGATTGTATACAGCGAATAAAGGTGGGTAAGACATGAAGCAAACCGGCCCCGTCACACTGACTATCGACATGAAAGAGCATGTAGCGAAGTCTCAGGCTGTGCTCGAAGAGTTACAGGTTCGACTTAAGCAGTTTGCCCCGGGCGCCTCAGAGGGTTACGTATTGCGAAGTCTGCTGTTAGAAATTACGTTCGATTACCTCGAAGCTAAAAAGAAAATCACTGGATAGGATTAAAATATGGCATCACCAGATTGGGAGGCCATCGAATCGGCTTACCGGGCTGGTTCTTTGTCCATACGCGCTATAGCTGATAAGCATTCGGTAACAGAAGGTGGCATACGCAAGCGAGCCAAGCAGAATGGCTGGCAGCGAAACCTCACAGAGAAAGTGAGAGAGGCCACCAAAACAAAACTGGTACGCAGTGAAGTACGCACAAGCGGTACGCAGAAAGAAGTGCGTACTGATGAAGAGATTATCGAAGAGGCTGCTGATGAGGCGGCATCAGTAGTACTGGCTCACCGTGAGGGATTAGCAGCATGGCGCGGCATTACCAACAAGCTGCGCGACTTCCTCGAGGGTGCTGAAATCACCGAAGACAATCACGCATCAATGTCACGCTCTATCACTGCCGGCGTCGACGCGCAGATTAAGGTGATTAACGCCGAGCGCAAGGCCTACAACCTCGATAGTGAGGAAGGCAATAAGACGGTCGATGACGTGTCTAACCTGATGGACTCATTGTCTCAGGGGGCTTAATGAAACCTGAGCACTTAAAGATGCTGGCTGATAAAGACTGGCGGCTGAACAATCTGTATTGGATCACCGACAAAGAGGGTAAGCCTCAGCGCTTCCGGATGACGCCAGAGCAGCGCGAATACTTTGAAGGCATCCACACTCGCAACATCATCCTGAAGGCGCGACAGTTAGGGTTCACGACAGAGGTGTGCATTATCCAGCTTGATGCGGCTCTCTTCGAATCTGCCAAATGTGCATTGATTGCCCACACTCTGAACGATGCCCGGCGCCTGTTTCGCGAAAAGGTTAAATACGCCTACGACCGCCTTCCAGCAGAAATCAGGGCGGCCAATCCGGCGAGCAATGATTCGGCGGGAGAGCTGGTATTCAAAAAGGGCGGGTCACTCTACGTCAGCACATCATTCCGTGGCGGCACACTGCGCTTCCTGCACGTTTCTGAGTTCGGGAAGATATGCGCCAAGTTCCCCGACAAAGCCCGTGAGATCGTCACTGGTGCGTTTGAGGCGGTATCCAGCGATTGCTTCACCACGATCGAAAGCACTGCAGAGGGTCGGGCTAGCTACTTCTTTGACTATTGCCAGACTGCCGAGAAAGCTCAGTTGCAGGGTAAGACGCTTTCCAATCTCGACTGGAAGTTTTTCTTCTTCTCCTGGTGGAAGAATCCACTGTATGCAATTGACCCCGTAGAGCCTCTACCGCAACGGCTCGACGATTATTTTGACGATATCGAGCAGAAGCACGGCGTCATTCTCAATGATCGCCAGAAAGCCTGGTATTACGCCAAAGAGAAGACGCTCGGCGATGACATGAAGCGTGAGTACCCATCTATACCGGCTGAGGCTTTCGAGCAGTCAGTTGAGGGTGCTTACTACGCCAAGCAGTTCCGCTGGCTCTACACCAATAAGCGTGTTGGAGAGTTGCCTGATAACTCTCATCAGCTGGTTCACACCTTCTGGGATATCGGGGTAGGCGACTCAACGGCCATCTGGTTTATTCGTGAGGTTGGTGATGAGTTCCATGTCATCGACTACTACGAGAACAGCGGTGAAGGTTTACGGCATTACATGAAGGTGCTGAAAGACCGCGGCTATGAGTATGGCGATCACTGGGCACCGCACGATATCGATAACCGTGAGTTTGCCGGGGATGGCAAGAGCCGCAAGCAGATAGCTGCAGAAGGCTTTGAAATCGACGGCCAGGTTTATTCAATCCGCTTCAAGGTCGCACCAAAACTTGGTGTTGATACCGGTATCGACTCTGTGCGCGAAATCCTTCCTAAGTGCGCCTTTGACGCATCCAAATGCGAGCAGGGCATATCTCACCTTGAGGGATACCGCAAGGAATGGGACGACAAGCGAGGATGCTGGAAAGACAAGCCTTTGCACGACTTCACATCCCACGGCGCTGATGCGTTCCGCTACTTTGCTGTGGCGAAAACGAATCACAAACAGATCGGCGCCATCTTCTTCTAAGGAGCACCAGTGAGTGATTTAACAACCGGGGAGCAATTCCTCGTTAATGCCCTTGCTGATGCTGTGGGCCGCCAGCGCATGCTGTACGCAGGCATGAATGGCAACACGAAAAGAACGAAGCTGTGGGACGAGTTTGGTTATCCGGAGCAGGTCGAGTTTGATGGCTACTACCGGGCTTACGAGCGCAATGCCGTGGCTCACGCAGCTGTACATAATCTGCTGGATTCGTGCTGGGTAGACAGCCCAACCATTATCGATGGCGAGGAAGGCAAGGAGTCCACCGGAACCACGCCATGGGAGAAGCAGGTAACTAAGCTGCTGAAGAAGCATTGGCCGAAAATTAAAGACGCGGACCGTCGCAACCTGGTGGGCAGGTACTCGGCACTGCTGATCCAGTTCAGAGATGGTGGCGAGTGGAAAGAGCCTGTCAATGTGGCAACCGTAAAGGCTCTGGGTGAAACCGCAGTTATTCGCCTCATCCCTGCCTGGGAATCACAGGTCGTGCCTGGCACATATGTTACGGACATGCAGAACGAGCGATACGGGCAGCCAGAGTTTTATTACTTCAATGAGCAGCCTGTTGGAGATGACAAAACCTACGGTCCAACGCGCAGTGTTCAGGTGCATCCAGATCGCATCATCATCATCTGCGAAGGTTCTGAAGACGAGAACATGCTTTCCGGCGTTCCTTTCCTGCGGGCCGGGTATAACAAATTGCTCGACCTTGAGAAGATTTCCGGCGGTAGCGCGGAAGGTTTCCTGAAAAATGCCAGCCGTCAGTTGTCAATGGAGTTTGACAGCACAACGCAGATAGATGAACTCGTGAAGCAGGCCACAGCAGCTGGGTATGGGACGCTGGCGGAAGCTATGAACGACAAGGTTCAGAAGCTAAATCGCGGAACAGATGCAGCTATCGCCATGCAGGCAGGTAAAGTTGGCGTTCTTTCTGTGGCCGCAGCTGACCCATCACCATCATGGACGGTGGCAGCTAATGAGTTTTCCGCTTCAATTCAAAGTCCGTTCACTATTCAGTTTGGGCAGCAAACGGGCCGCCTTGCATCTGACGAAGATAAGACAGCCTGGGCGAAGCGTTGCAACGGTCGCCGATGGGGACACCAAACAACTCTGGTTACAGTACTGATTGAAAGGTTCTGGATAACTGGAGTGATTCCGGCCCCGGCTTCTGGCGAGGTTACGCTGGCGTGGTCTGACTTGCTCGCTCCAAGTGAGAAAGAGAAGATCGCCAATATGCAGGCAATGGCGACCGTGGCGAAAGATACGCAGGCGGCCTTTGGCACTCCAGCCGTCAGCGAGAACGAGATTCGCGCAGTCGGTGAGCTTGAGCCGATGCCAGAGGATGAGCTACCACCGGACGCGCCACCTGGAGACCCGTTAAGTGACAACCCTGAAACTAATCCGGACTCCGGTAATACCCCGCAACAAAGCTGACCCGACGCAATCTGCCCGACCTGTCAACCGAATGTTCCGAGACATCGAGAATCGCTACTACCAGATTAAGGTAGCGCTGAAGCAGCTATTCGATGAGCGTCTGACCGGGCAGGAGAGGGCAAGCAACACGCAGAGCTATGCAGTGCATGGCAATGTGATTTATCAGGTGAATGCCGGCACGTACATCTACGACATGTCGGCACCCCAACTGGCTGACCTGCTGCAGCGTGTCCAGCTCATCCTTGATGATTATCTGCTGGAAGGCGGCAGTAACAGCTTATGGGCGTTGCAGTACGTTGCTGCGGAGTATGAGCGCGGTACTCATCAGGCTTTCACCAATCTGTCGGTGCAGTCGCCCATCTACGAGCAGCAGACGACGCTTCAGCAGCTGCTCAGTTCGGCTGCATACCAGAATCAGGTGGCAGCAGCGTACGTATCGACGTACAGCGACTGGTTGCTTGAGTCTGACCGGGCGCGTGGTGATCTGGCTAATGTGATAGCCGATTCGATAGGTCGCGGAATCAACCCAAAAGAAACGGCGCGCATCATCAGCCAGAGGCTCGACGTCTCAATGGCCCGAGCCAAGAACATGGCTCAGACAGAACAGGTCGGAGCGCTACGCAAGGCTCAATGGCAGGAAACTGACTGGGCGCGTGAAAGGTTAGGGCTGAACACTGCAGTTCTCTGGCTGTCGGCGCTAAAGACTACAACGAGATCATGGCACGCAGCCCGGCATGGCAAGACCTATTCCACTGAAGAGGTTGAAGCCTTCTACGCCGAGAATGGTAACCGCTATCACTGCTACTGCAGCCAGATACCAGTCATTCTCGATGATAGCGGCAAGGTAGTTAACATTGGCCTGATTGATAAGCTTGCAGCAGAGCGCCAGCAGTGGTCGAAGGCAGCCTGATAGGCGCCGTATCTTAGTCACTCCAGACACCAATCCAAATGAGGAAGAAGCGTGAAGCTATCAAGCATCCACGTTAAATCCCTCGCCATCAATGCTGCAAACATCTCAACCGAAACCATCGACGGTGACGAGCATATCGTCATTCGTGGCGTTGTGCCTGTCGTGGATGACGTTGTCATGAATGGCGGCCTGTACCCGGCGGCGGAAATTAACAAAAGCTATATGAGCATTGAGGGAAACCCAATGCCATTGCAGCACCCGAAGATCGGGAATGAGTATGTCAGCGCCAGCAACCCTCGTGCGGTGAACAAATTCCACGTCGGGGCATGGGCTGAGAATGTCCGCAAAGATGGCGATCGCGTCGTCATGGATATGAAGATCAACAAGCGCTATGCCTCTGCCACTGAAAACGGTAAGCGCGTTCTGGCACGCATTGATGAGATGCAGGCCAACTCAGCCGCTGAGCCAATCCATGTCTCTACCGGCCTGCTGTTAAGCCGGGAGCAGAACAAAGGCAAGTCGAAGGGCAAGAGCTACTCATGGGTGGCGCGCAACATGCGGTTTGACCATGTAGCCATCCTTCTTGATGAGCCCGGCGCAGCGACTCCTGATGATGGTGTTGGCATCTTCGTTAATGCGGATAACTCCACTGAAGAAGTCGAAACCGAAACAGTAGACCTGGCGTCTGCATCCAACTGCACACAGGAAGGCCTGGTCAACAAGACCCGATTCTACTTCACCAACGCCTCAAACTACTCATTCGACGATATCCAGCGAGCCATCAGCGACAAGCTCCGCGAAGGCCGCACAGATGATAACTGGCTATGGCCTGAAACAGTGTGGCCGGACACATTCATCTACCGGGATGGCACCCGCTATTTCAAGCAGAAGTACCTCATCGATGATGACGGCGTAGCCCAATTCTTCGGCGAACCACAAGAAGTCGTGCGCAAACCTACTGAGTACGAAATTAAAACCAACGGAGAAAACAATCCGATGAAAGACCTGATCGTAAACGCGCTTAAAGCTGCTGGTAAGCCGACTGATGGCAAAACCGATGCGGAGCTGATGGACGCATATAACCAGATGGCAGCCGAAAAGGCCGCTGAAAAAACAGAAACCCCGGAAGAGAAAGCCGCCCGGGAGAAGAAAGAGGCTGACGATAAGAAGGCCAAAGAGAAAGCGACCAACTCTGAAGAGATGCCGGCCTGGGCCAAGCTGCTGAGTGAGCAGGTGTCGGCAATCAACACCCAGATCAACGCGAACGCCGATAAAGAAAAGGGCGAAAAGCGCAATGCCGTGAAAGCGAAGTTTGGCCTCGACGATCTGGCTGTAAACGCCCTCGATGGTGCTGCGCTGGATGGCTTGTATGCACAGTGCCAGACCACTACCGGCCTCAACGGTTCTTTCCGTCAGGTCAACTCAGATAAAACCCTCAGCGAAATGCCGGAGTAAATGATGGCTAAAGATGGAAAGCATGTAATTCACGCGGGCGGTGTATTCCCTAATCCGCTCCTGAATCGTGAAGGTGCCGCGGCAGCAGCCACCAAGCCTGGCACTATCGGTTTCTTTGATGCGGGCAAATTCACTGCATCGGTTGATGGTAATGAAGAAGCGATTCTTTATGTCGCCAACTACGACTATCTGCGCTGCCTGACTGTTGATGACAGCATTCCTGCAGGCGAACTGGTCGTGGGTATCCAGCCAATGCAGGGCATGTTCCTGAACGTACGCGCGGCGGCCGGCACCTACAAAAAAGGTCAGCCGCTTTCAATCGCTAATGGGCAGGTTAAAGCGCAAGCCGCTGACGAGTCCATTCGCTGCTTTGTAGAAGAAGACAAAGCCTATACCGCCGCTGCAGGTGACCTGCTGCGCGTTGTGATCAAGTAAGGAGCACCTGAATGTTTGTATTTTCCCGTTCTCTGGGCGAGCGCACTGGAAACCTTGAGGTTAACCAGTCTCAGTTTGCCGAACTGCAAATGGCGCGTAATGCGGGTGCTCAGGCTGCTGCCGATTTCCTCGGTCGCGTGCGTGGCATTCGTGAAGATGCCGGCCGTCTGGATGCCGTCAATGCTGTTGACGATATCCGCCGCCTGTATCGTGCTTTCGATACCACCGTTCTGGCTCAGTTCGAGCCAACCACTCAGTTCACCCTGCTGAATGACCTGATGCCGCTGTCTCGCTCAGTGCGCATTGAACAGTCTCGCTACGATTACGCACGTACCGGTGGCCGTGGCTGGGCGCACACATCTATGTCCGGTCAGATTGGCGCTGCGCTGGATGCGAAGAGCTACACCTTTGACGGCACCATGGTTCCGGTGCACGACTCAGGCTTCAAGTTCACCTGGCGTGACCCAATCTTCAACAGCCCGTCAGCGCTCCAGTCTCAGGCTGATGCGCAGCGTGGCTCTGTTGAAGACGTGCAGCGTCAGTACGTTGACTACATGTTCAACGGCTTCCGCGATTCAGAAGGCAATTACGTTAAGTTTGACGGCCTGACCTGGAAAGGCCTGAAGGCTGACGAGCGCGTTGCTCAGGTGACTCTGACCTTCAACTTCGCAACCAGCACCGATCCGGTAGCACTGCGCACCAATGCGATCGCCCTGCGTGATGTGGTCCGCGTGACCAACAGCCAGTACGCACCGCAGACGTGGTACGTGTCGGCAGAGATCATGTCGAACCTTGAGCGTTACTTCGACGTGAACGCAACCCGCACCGTACTGGAAGAGCTCCTGAAGCTGTCTGGTATTTCGGCCATCAAAGAAGATGCGCAGTTGTCAGGTAACGAAATCCTGATTGTGCCACTGACTGCAGGTGTCATTGCTCCGATCGTCGGACAGGCTATCGGCACCGTCGCCGACCCGCGCCCGTTCTACAACAGCGATTACATCTGGCGCACCTGGGGTGCAATGGGCTTGATGGTTAAGCAGGACATCAACAACAAGTACTCCGTCATTCACGCTTCGAGCTAAGGAAAAAACATGGCACTCGTAAAGGTATTGGTTTCAAACCTCTTTGCCGGTGCCGGCTTCCAGAAACTGGAGGCTGGTCAGGTTTATGACGTAGAGGATACGGTCGCTGAAAAGTGGCTCGCACAGGGTAAAGCCGAAAAGGCCACCGAGAAGAAAGGCGAGAAGCTGACCTTCGAAGTGGCTACACCGTCTGCACCTGTAAGCACTGATTCATCGGTGCTGCAATCGAAACTCGATGACGCGCTGGAGCAGGTCAAACAACTGCAGGATGCCGCTGTAAGCAAAGAGAAAGAGCACGCATCTGCTCTGGAAGCAGAAACCAAACGTGCTGACGAAGCCGAAGCGGCGCTGGCGGCCGCAATCAAAAAGGATAAGTAACCATGGCAGTGCAGATAACGGCGGCGCAGGTTAAACAGCAGTTATCTGCGCTGGGTTACTCCGTCCCGGACTTCATGATTGATGCCTATCTGTGCAAGCTAGGCAGTATCAGCATGTGCCTGGAGGCGGCTGGCTACGATGAATGCGATCTGATGCTGATTCAGGTGTACGCCGTGACGTTGATGGCTATCACCGCATACAGCCAGCGCATCAAATCACAGTCAGCGCCTTCAGGGGCGTCCCGGTCATTTGATTACAGCGGTGATGTGAAGACTATGCGCAACACTCTCGCCACGCTGGATACGTCTGGCTGTACGTCATCATTGCCGATTGATGTAGGCAGCAGCGTTGGGTTCTTTGACGTGGTTGGGGGCTGCTGATGTGGATTCCTGTATCGGAAAGGCTACCAAGGGCATTCAGCCGGGTGTGGGTGAAAACCGATAATGGCGCACAGACTACCGGTTACGTAAACGAGGCTGGCGAGTGGCGGATTAACTGCCCTCGCATCGCTGCTGAAAAGCCCACTGTAATCAGCTGGAGGGAATGACATGTCATCTTTAGCCAGTTGGTCATATACGGCGCAGGCGACCATCTGGAAGCCTTTGGGGCTGGATGAGTACGGTGATTCGCTCGGATGGTCTGAACCGCTGGTGATCGCCTGCGACTACCAAGGCGGCCTGTCAAAACGGCTCGGTGCTATCGGTGGAGAGAAGGTCGTAAAAAACACCATCTGGACTGAGTATGCGCTGGCTAAAACTGGCGACTACATCCTGATCGGAACGTCGACGGAAGTTGACCCTATCGCCGCCGGTGCTGACGAAATCATGCAGTCAATTCAGTACGCCGACACGTTCGAGCGTATCGCAGACGACTGGGCGATCATCACAGGGGTTTAGCTATGGGCGTTAAAATAAGAGGAGTAGAGCAGGCTAAGCGAAATCTTGATGCTGTCATTAATGACATTCAGGGGCGCAGAGCGTTACGAGCCATTCAGAGCGTGCTGATTATCGGTTCATCTCAGGCGGCGCTATATACGCCAATCGACACCTCTACTCTGCTTAACAGCCAATATCGCGAGGTTACTGCGAGCGGCACGCGCATAGTCGGTCGTGTCGGTTACTCAGCTAACTATGCCGTCTATGTTCACGATCCTAACATCCCGCAAAACTTCCAGCGCTCAACCGCTCAGAAAGAGTTCCTGACCAAGGGCTTCGAAGATTCGCGCGATGCCATCAATGCAGTAATCAAAAAGGAGATGGCACTTTGAACCCCGCTATGCATACGCGCGTGCGCAATTACCTGGTGGATTCGGGCCTAACGGAAGGGTTTAAAACGCAACTGCTTGTATGGAGTGATACTGGCACAACATCGGATAAGTTCATGGTGTTTCGCCCCAATGGCGGCAGCGCGGTACGTAACCAACTTGGTGCTGAATATTATGTACTACTGGATGTGATTGGCGCTAAGGGCGGCAATGGTGTGGTTGATGAGGCAGTGCAGGCCATTATCGAACACGTTCAACAAAACCCCATGTCCGACAGTTGCATCGGCTATCTGCAAAACCTTGGCGGCATACCGGCGCCAGTTCTCACCGCCGAAGGCCGTCTGGTTTATCGGCTCCAGTTCGTCGCCACCCACGGCGATCAGTAAAAAACCAAAGAGGAATTACCCATGGCAGATTGCCAGAACAGCAACGAACGTTTGTTCGGTGGTGCCGTTGTGCTTGAAGTTGCCGATGGCTGCAGCGATGTGCTGCCGCAGGAATCGGAATGGAAAGCTCTGGCCGCCGGCACAAGCAAAGGGTGGGACTTCTCGCCAAATACTGTCACGTCTGACGCAGATGATGGCGGCGGCTTTGTTGAGAGCATCATCACCAACTCGGATTTCACCATGAGCTTTGAAGGTGAAGTGCGCAAGAAAGGTAAGCTGGACCAGTATGGCGTTGGCCGCTTCATCAAGTATTTCGCTGCCGAATTGAAGGCGCGGCGTCAGCCTGGCATCTGGGTTCGCATGGAATACGGCGAGGTGACATTCCAGGGCTACATGGTCATCACAGCGCTGAGCTCTGACGGTGGCACGAATGACATCGTAACATTCACCACTGAGTTCAAAGTGGGCGATGCTACGACCATTCAGGTTATCGATACAGATGAAACTGTCGCAGCAACAGGCGTAACCGTGACCCCGGCTACAGCAAGTCTGATTGTTGGTGCAACACGTCAGCTCACCGGCACCGTACAGCCTACAGATGCAACCGACCGAACCGGCACCTGGACGACATCGGATGCGAGCAAGGCGACCGTTAGCAGCACTGGCTTGGTTACTGCGGTAGCTGCTGGCTCTGCAACCATCACCTTCAAGTCCAATGACGGTAACTTCACCGGCACTACGGCTGTAACGGTTACTGCTTCGTAACCATTCCAAAGGGCTGGCTTCAGCCCTTGATAATGATTATGGAGGTTCAATGACACCCTGGAAGGAAATAGGCGAGTGCCTGATTAGCTATGGCGCAGAGGAATATTTCTTTCGCCCATCTTTCACAGCGATGTCGCGCATCGGAACGCCGGAAGAAATCGTAGAGGTGTTTTACGCGCTGCATAACGACGAAGCCACGCCGAGGCTGAAGGCGTTGGCTGATAACTATCAGGCCATCCCTGAACACCAACGGCGGCTCTATGCCGCATACAGCGGCAGCGATATTGTGCCAGCCTTTGCGCTCAAGTGGCTGCTGTCTTCAGCATGCTCAAAAGCTGCGATATCAGCCGCTATGATTGCGCTGACAGCCTGTTGCGATCGGGATGCTACGCCGTTGACTGGTGAGCTGGTGCCGGGGAAAACAGGACGCCGAACATTCGTGTATCGTCCCGGAGCTATGCCCATCAGGGACATGGTGTTGATTGCTCAGTCCCTCATTCAGCATGGAATCATCGGTAAAGCTAAAGTCAGGAAGTTGCAGCGCCATGAGGGCAGTAACACATCATCTGAATTCAATGCATTCGAGTATATCAGTGCAGCCCGCACCCATCTAGGCATGAGCCGCGAAGAGGCGGAGCAGCTAACGATGACAGAGTTTCAGATGCTTCTGGCAGTGAAGTATCCTGAGCAGAAAGGCTTTACTAAGGAAGAATACGATTCGGTTACTGATGAATATCTGGCGAGGAAGGCAAGTCGGCTGGCTAAAGCAATTTGAATTATTTGCTGAAAATGGAAGAGCGTGATTTGATGCTCAACTCAATCTCAGCAAAATTCATTAGTCGTATCGCTTGGCGAAATATATAGTTGAAAAATTCCAAAAAACACCAGATATAGCCAATAAACATTAATTTTTTTGCACAAATTAATAAATTCCCTTATTTTGAAGTCTGTTTATCATTGAAGGGAATGTCATGAATCAGATAGAATTGCCATTTATTGATCGCACAGAAAATAATGTAATAATCTCTCAAAATGCCTTAGATGGTTACATTAACGCAACAGCAATGTGTGATGCGGCTGGTAAAAAATTAAGTCACTACCTTGAAAATGCCTCAACAAAGGCTTTCGTCGGCGAACTATCAAACGACACCGGAATTCCGGTATCGCAATTAATTCAAATAGTTAAAGGCGGATATCCTCAGCAGCAGGGCACATGGGTTCATCCCCAAGTTGCGATACATTTAGGACAATGGGCATCGGCAAAATTTGCTGTTTTAGTGTCTAAATGGGTATTCGATTGGATGTCTGGTGCCAAGCCACAACAATCCAGCATGCCTTACCATTTGAAGCGCTACATGATAAATAGAGAAAAAATTCCACCAACACACTTCTCTATGCTTGACCAGATGACGTTGAAATTGCTTGCACCGCTTGAGTCTCGCGGATATGTTTTACCGCAAAAAATGATGCCTGACATATCTTTGGGCCGGTTTTTTAGTGGGATTCTTCGAGATAAAGGCTACGATCCTGACTCATTCCCTACCTACATCCATGAATTTAATGACGGCAGAAGGCCTCCTGTTGAAGCCAGGCTTTACCCAAATGAAATGATGACAATGTTTAATTATGAAATAAACAATTGGATTAAAGACAAGTCATTATCTTATTTTACGGGTAGAGACAATACAGCGATACCACACTTACACCAAATAATCGTGGCTCTCCCAGCTCCAAAATAATTTAGTGACGTAAGCACTGTATTGGATGCCCAATCCGGCGAGTTCCATTGATATCGCCCATCCTGATAAATGATCAGTGCTTATGGTTTTGCCAGTGCTGTATATTCACAATGGATACGAGGTTAGGAAGGATTATTGCGTTAACGTTTCATTTTGAACAAGGAAAGTAATGATGCAATGCCCAGAATGTAAAAGTGATGTGACGCTCAGTGGTTCCGTAACTTGTTGGTGCGACAAAAATTATTGTGCCGGACAGAGATGTGGTGCTGATAAGTTGTTTCGGAAATACAAGTGCAAAAACCCTGACTGTGGTAGAGAGGGGACGCCTGATTTAACCAATGCATATTATGAACGCCACTCGCGTTGATGTTAATGCCCACTCAGGTGGGCTTTTTCTTTGCACCACCTTGCATACACTCCATGCTAGGATTATCGCCATACTTACTTATGGGGATAGGGAAATGAAAAATATTGTACTTTCTGCATTACTAGCTCTTCTGCCTGCTGCTTCAACTTTTGCTAATGATATGGTGAATAACTTAAAGGCTGCACCAGAAGCTTTATGCGAAGGTAATTCGCAGCATAAAGTATGTATTGATGCTGCAAAAAGATTGATTTCAGCGACTTACCAAGTTACCAAAGCGGGAACTTTATGTGTGCAAAATAAAGACAAGCTGCATTTACTTGGTGAGGATGTCCAGAAGCAGTGTTCTGGCTTCATTGAAGCGATGGATTACATGGATACTTTAAAAAAATAAGAATGACAAAGTGATTTGCTCATTCAACCGACACCTATTGCACCATCTTGCGCCCGCTACGTGCTAGGATTTATCCCATCATTTACTTTGGGGATAGGGATATGAAGAAGCTTATTTTGGGTGCATTGGCAATCGTTTCAGTTACTGCAGCAGCTAGCAAGCCGCCTTACAATCTGCATGTGCCGTCAGATCCCAATGCGACCTTTACCGTACTGGAAATAGGAAGCAAAGGAAATCTCGCCACTATCATCACGAAGCGAGATGGGAAATCAGGTACGACTTATTCCCAGCGCGCCTACGATTGCAGCGCTAATAAAGTGATGTATTTAGGTTCTGGGGAAACCTTAGATGAGATGCGATCATCTAAGCCAGACGATCACTTTTCACCAATAGTTGATGGCTCAATTGCAGATTATGTCGGTAATGAGGCCTGCAATTAGAATCAACCCATTAATACAATAACCCGCTCCGGCGGGTTTTTTATTGCCCGGAGATCGTAATGTCAGAGAAGGTTGGAGAAATTTACTACGACGTTGGCGCTGACATTGCTCCATTGCTGCAAGGGGCAGCACAAGCAAAGGAAGCGCTTGACTCAATGGGGAAAGGAGCGGGCAAGGCTTCTAACAGCATGGATGGTCTTGAGCGTTCAGTGCAAAAAACAGGAAAGGCAGTCGCGAGATCGGCCAATGACGCCAGTCAGGCTTCTAAGGTTATGGAATCACTTGGAAACCAAGTCGCGATACTTGAAGAAAGGCAGCAAAACGGCGCAAGGGCTGCGGTCATGTTGGCAGCCGAAATTCAGGCGGGCTCACAGGCAACTGCGGCGCAAAGAAAAGAAGTTGCGGCCTTAGCTGGTCAACTCTATGACCTGAAGACAGCTCAAGATACTGCCTCATCATCCACTGAGAAAGCCGCCGCTTCATCCGGACGGATGGAAATGATGATGAACAGGGTTGGTTTGGCTATAGCCGGTGCTTTTACGTTACAGGCTGCCGGCCGCATCATATCGATAGCGGATCAAATGTCTATTCTTCAGGCTAGAGTTGAAAGGCTTTCTCCTTCAATTGAAGTCGCAAAGAACACCATGGCAAGTTTAAGCGCTATTGCAGCTCAAACTGGTAGTAGCCTCGATGATACTGAAAGGCTTTGGGAAAAATTAACCCAGTCACTTAAATCTGCTGGTGTATCGAATAATCAAATTCTCGCCCTGACTGAAACACTTCAAAAAATAGGAACGGTCGGAGGGTCTTCAAGTGAAGAGATGAGCCTCGCATTACGTCAGTTTGGACAATCCCTTGATGGCGGAATTATTCGGGCGGAAGAATTTAATTCAATAATTGAGCAAATGCCCGAATTGGCTCGGCAGATGGCAGCTGGACTCGGAATTTCTGTAGGAGATTTACGCAAGAGGATGCTTGAAGGCAAGCTGACTGCTGAAGACGCACTGAATGCAATCAGATCTCAGGCTTCAAAAGTAAGTGAAGAGTTCGACAAAATGCCATCCAGCGTTGAGCGAGCTAAAAACTCTCTGGATGTTGCATTCAAGAATGTCATCTCAGATTTGAATGAGTCCATTGGTCTAACCAAGTCTTTGGCTGGGGCTATGACCCAGCTGTCAAACAACCTAAATTACTTCAATAAGAACGCCGGGGACGCAGGAAGGCTGCCAAAGTTGCTTGAGCTACAAAAGCAATACACAAGCGAGGTTCAGGAAGGGCAGAAATGGTGGGAGACTCAGTCTGTTTACCAGCAGCGCGTTGGGCAGGCGGCTTTTAACCTGAAAAATACAGAGTCTGAAATCAGAAGTATTCGAGCAGCCTCTACTAAGGAGCTTGAAAGCCAGTCCAAAATTGTTATTCCCAAGTCGACGACTGACAGCAAAGAAGCTAAAGATCTGGAGAAGAAGTCTCAGCGACGCTTGGAGCTTTCAAAGCTCGAAGGTCAGGCTAAGGCAAGACTACAGGCTCAGTATGATGCAGAAGATGCCGGAATAACTGATAGCAAGCGTGTGAAAGCTCTGCAGGAAGAGTACGCGGCCACTGAAAAAAACACATCTGCAACCAAAGCTGGAAATGCAGAATCGAAGAGGTCTGCATCTCAGGCAGAATCTGTAACGCAAAAACTGGAAGCTCTCAGAGCCAAGTCAGAGCAGGTTGGCGAAACGACTAAGGAACTGTCACGAGCGCAGTCTATTCTGGCCGCCGAGCAGTCATTAGGTAAGGGGGCTACAGATGCTCAGATAGAGCAGGCTGGAAAGTATGCGGCGAAAATCTGGGACCAGAACAACGCCCTCAAACAGCAGGCTCAAATTAAGCAGGGCATGAAGTTTGCTCAGCAGGAGATTGCCGCCTCTCAGGTTATGCCGGATGCAGTTTCAGGCGCAGTCGAAAATCCTACCGCTCAGATTGACCTGCAGGAGCAGCAAAAGCTTGAGGCTTTAGCCAAGTATCAGGCACTGGATGTGCAGAACGCGCAACTCTATGAAGATGCGAAAACAGCTATTCAGCGTCAGGCTGCTAATGCTCGTCAGCAGATAGCCGAAAACGAAGCCAATGTGCAGTCGCAGGCCATCTCATCCATCATCGGCTCTGTTTCTCAGGGCTTTGACGGATTGGCTAACTTAGCCGCCGGAGCGGCCGGTAAGAGCAGCGGCGCATATCAGGCTATGTTCGCTCTGAGTAAAGGATTTGCTGTTGCTCAGGCTGCGCTGAACCTGCAACTTGCAATCTCGCAGGCTATGGCGGACCCAACAGCTTTAACTCCAGCCCAGAAGTTCGCTAACTATGCTGCGATAGCCAGTGCTGGCGCATCACTCCTGACCAGTATTGGCAGTATCTCTATGGGTGGCGCTCGCGAGCACGGCGGCCCCGTCAACGCCAGCAGCATGTACCGTGTAGGTGAGGGCGGAAAGCCTGAAATCTTCAAAGCCAGCAATGGCAGCCAGTACATGATCCCCGGAGACAATGGCTCTGTAATCAGTAATAGGGATATTGGCGGTGGGTCCAGCGCCGGTGGTGGGATTGTGATGAACTTCAACTTCGACATTCAAACCACTGGCGGCGTTGACGAAGCCACGCAGAAGCAGATGGCGCAGATGATGCAGACCGTTGCCATTCGCACTATCAAAGACCAGCAGCGCCCTTCAGGTTTACTCAGTAAAGGTAGATAACCCATGCCAGAAACTTTCACATGGAGCCCTCAAAAGGGCTTCACGGGCGACCGTACGCCTGATGTAGCCGTAGTTAAGCTGGGCGATGGTTATGAGCAACGGCAGGTTAAGGGCATCAACCCGTTGATGGGAAGATACCAGCTGACGTTCGTTGGTTTCGACGATTCAAAATGCTCCCGACCTAACGCGGCTAAAGCGGCCGATGCGTTCCTGACTGCGAGAATGGCTGTTGAGGCATTCTACTGGACGCCATCGGATACCGGCGTGCAGAGGCTGTTTGTGTGCCGGTCATGGTCACTGAAGAAGACCGGCAATCAGCATGAGCTTACCGCCACGTTTGAGCAGGTGCCGCGATGAGAGACATACCAGCAGAACTGATCATCGAGAGTACTGATTCCGGCGTTGGCGCGATGCTTGACCTGTTTGAAGTGGACCTGCAGTCATTCGGCGGCGATGTCATCCGCTTCCATGCAGGCACAAACGGTTATTACGGCGACGTTGTCTGGCAGGGCCGGCAGTACTCAGCCTATCCGATCGCGGTTGAAGGATTTGAAACCAAGTCAGAGGGAATCTATTCACGCCCGACGATGAAGGTGGCAAACATCACCGGGCTTATCACTGGCATCAACCATGATTTTGATGATGCACTGGGGGCGGTAGTGACGCGCCGCCAGGTGCTGGTAAAGCATCTCGACGCGGTCAATTTCCTGAACGGAAATGCTGATGCAGACCCGACCATGGAAGCTGTATCTCGTTACGTCATCGAGGAGATGGTTGAAGAGACATTCGAGACCGTGACCTATAACCTGGCGACACCCGTTGACTGCGATAACGCCATTATACCGGCGCGAACCATTCTGGCGGATGTCTGCCAGTGGGTGTACCGCGGCGACGGCTGTGGCTATTCAGGCGGTCCGGTTGCTGATGAGAAAGATAACCCAACCTCGGACATGTCGCGGGATAAGTGCTCAAAGCACCTCACCGGTTGCCGCATGCGATTCCATAAACCTGAACCGCTTCCCTATGGTGGCTATCCCGGATCTTCGAAGGTGTCCTGATGATTGAAGATGAATGCCTGGCATATGCGGCTTTATCCCGTGATGAAGTATGTGGCCTGATTATTGATGGCGATCGGTTCATGCGCTGTGATAACCAGCACCCCGACCCGGGGCGAAACTTTCGCATAAGCGATACTGACTGGATGAGAGCGGAAGCGGCGGGAGACATCACCACCGTTTTTCATTCCCATCCTGAGCCAAAACTCGTTCTTTCGGCTGCCGACAGGGTGGCGCAGATTTCTACCGGAATTGAATGGTGGCTGGCAAGCGCTGGCAGGCTTAGAAAGTTCAGGCCGGTACCGCATTTGCTGGGCCGCCGGTTCGAACATGGTGTGATGGATTGTTACACGCTTTTCCGGGACGCCTACCACCTGTGCGGTATCGACCTGCCAGACTTCGAGCGCACTAACGGATGGTGGGTGAGGGGTGAAAACCTCTACCTGAAGAATATGGCTGCCAACGGATTTTACGAAGTTACTCCGGCCGACATCCTGCCGGGTGATGTGATCATTAGGCGCGCGTTCCCTGAGTCAGACCCTTGCCACGCAATGCTCTGGCTTGGAGATAACACAGTGCTTCATCACGAACTGGCCGGGCGCCTCAGCCGCCGCGAGCCCTACCGGCAATCCTATGTAAGCCTGACGCACTCTATATGGAGGCATGAACAATGCTCATCTTTAGATTTGCGGGGAATCTTCGACGACATTTCCGCCAAATCACTCTGAACGTCGATACACCCTCGCAAGGCCTGCGCCTTCTGCTTGCTCAATGTCCCGAATTCAAACGCGATTTCTATAAAACCCGCCTGCGGCTTCGCATCGATGGCGGTGACGTGTCACAGGATAACCTCGAATTCCACATGAACAGGCACCTGAAAGACGGCGCAACAGTCCTATTCGTGCCGATTGTTGAAGGGGCAATCAGCGCAGTAGCTGCGGTCTGGATCATGGTGGCCGTCACAGTCGCCTCGGTTGCTTACTCGCTCTATATGACCTCACACATGAAGACACAGAGTTCAGCAGACCAGGACACAAACTCCATTACCAACAACTCTTTCACCAGCGCAGAGAACCGAATCGGACAGGGTAGGCCGGTTCCGTTACTGATTGGCGAAATGGTGGTTGGCAGTAACGTTATCTCTCTCGGTATTGATACCAGCAACAATCAGGACTGGGATATTTCCATCAGTTAAGGTGAAAGCATGAGCTCAGGCGGCGGTGGCGGAAGCACTCCCAAACTTATCGATGACAACCTCAAATCAAAGCAGTATCTCAAAGTCCTCGATCTCATCTCAGAAGGCCCGATTTACGGACCGGTAGACCAGAACCACCTTTCCTCATTCATGCTGAATAAGACGCCCGTCACTGATGCAGGCGGCAACGTTACGATTAACGGCGTCAGTGTGGCATGGCGTCCGGGCTCTGCAAATCAGTCACCGATCACCGGCTTTGACGCGATTGAAGCGACCACGGTCGTCAATACAGACGTAACCCAGAGCACCCCTCTGGTGCGCACGGTAACCGATACTGATGTGACCCGGGTACGAATGAACATCGGCGTAACTGGTCTGGTTGAGCAGGATACCAAGGGGAATCAGCACGAAACTGCGGTAACCATGGTCATCGAGACGCGAAATGGTACGTCCGGCTCATGGAATATTCAGAAGACCGTCACCATCAGCGGGAAAATATCAGGCGAGTACCTTGAGGCTCATATCATTGATGCTCCCCAGCAGAAGCCATTTGATATCCGCCTTCGCCGCGTTACTCCGGATAGCTCAAGCGACCTGCTGAATAATGGCACCATCTGGAACAGCTTTACTGAAATCACTGACGACCGCCTTTCATATCCTTATGCGGCTGTGGCAGGCTCAGTGATTGACCGAGACCAGTACACCGACACGCCTACTCGCACCTATCATCTGCGAGGCCTCATTGTCGATGTACCGGATAACTATGACCCGATAGCCAGAACATACACTGGCATCTGGACTGGCGGGTTTAAATCCGCATGGACCAATAACCCCGCTTGGCTTTTTCGCGCCTTAGTGAAAAATACGCGTTACGGTCTGGCGAAGCGTGCTGGCTATATCGATGTTGATGATGGCAGCCTGTATGTCCTTTCTCAGTTCTGCGATCAGCTTGTCGATGATGGCTATGGCGGCAAAGAACCACGCTTCACCCTGAATGCTTATATCACTGAGCAATCCAGCGCCCGCGACATTCTCGACAAGATTGCAGGCATGTTCCGTGGCATTGCTCTGTGGGACGGCTTGCGCTTCTCAATCATGCTGGATAACCCGCAGGACCCGGTGGCGGCTGTAACAAACGCCAGCGTTGTTGACGGGCTTTTCACTTACAGCTCGATGAAGAGATCAGAGCGATTTAACGCTGTTGTGGTGTCATGGACTGACCCAAACAACGGGTGGGAGCAGGTCAAAGAATACGTATCTGATGACCAGATGATTGACCGGTACGGCTACAACGAAACGACGCTGGAGGCCTTCGGCTGCACCTCCCGCGGGCAGGCTTTCCGCGCAGGTAAGTGGCTGCTTGAAACCTGCAAGCGGGAAACAAAGAAAGTCACGTTCAAGATGGCGCGCGATGCTATCGCTTTCATGCCAGGCGATGTCATTGAGGTCATGGATAATGATTATGCTGCCACAAGACTTGGCGGCCGCATTATCTCTCACAGCGGCGCCGTGATAACAGTGGATGCCGATGTTTCATCTCTGGCCGGTGGCGGCGACACGATGTCGCTTATGGGCTCGAATGGTAAGTTCACCCGCTATCAGATCGCCTCAGTTTCAGGGCGCATTATTACTCTGCGCACTGCGCCGAATTGGGTTAGAGACGGAACGATATTCGTCATTTCGACGGGTGACGTTGCCACCCGCCTGTTTCGCGTCATGGGGATATCTGAAGACGAAAATAACTCTGTCTACAGCATTTCAGCAACGCTATTCGACCCTAACAAGCAAGCGATCGTGGATGATGGCGCGGTTTTCGAAACGCCTAACGATACCCTCAATGGATATCGTGTCCCGAACATCGAAAACCTGCGGATCATCAACGTCAACAGCGAGACTATTCAGGTCACGGCAACCTGGCAGACAGCGACGCTGACCAAGAAGATCGTGTTCGAACTCTACGTTTATAACGCAGACGGGAAGGTTGTTGCGCAGTACGAAACAGATCAGTTCCGTTATGACTTCTATGGACTGGATGCAGGCATTTATACGCTTGGCGTACGTGGCCGCAATGAGAACGGCATGAAGGGCGCAGAAACTCAGGTCAGCCTGGTGATTGGCGCTCCGTCTGCGCCGTCATTCATTCAATGGACTCCAGGCATATTCTCAGCTGATATCGTCCCGGTAATGAATGTAAGCGCCACAACCGACACGACCTTTGAGTTCTGGTACACAGGGGAGGTTCCAGCCACTTCAATCGGGGCTGTGGAAACGGAAGCGCAGTTCCTGGGCAGAGCTTCACAGTGGACGCTGCATGGCCTTAAGGCTGACCACACCTACTACATGTACGTCAGGACCAAAAACGCTTTTGGCGTGTCGTCCTTTGTGCAGGTATCAGGCCAGGCATCTTCCGACATCCCTGGAATGATTGATTACATCGATAAAGCTATAAGGGAGTCGGAGGCGTTCGACCGCCTTACGTCCAATATCGATACGAACATTGAGGGGATACTGCAGAACGCATTGAACCTTGACGCATCTGTGGATCATCAGTTTGAGGCTTATGGTCGTAACCGTGCCGATATCATTTCTGTCCGCCAGACGGTTGCCGACAACAACAGCGCCTACGCTCAGAAGTTTGAGCAAATCCAGGCACAGTCAGACCAGAACACTGCATCAGTGCAACAGGTATCCAGCGCTTACTCTGACCTCAGTGGCAAGCTTTCTGCCCAATGGGGCGTGAAGGTTCAGGTAGACAATAACGGCAACAAATTCGTTGCTGGCATGCAGTTGGGTGTTGAGGGGAATGGTGGCACAACTCAGTCATTTGCCCTGTTCAGTGCCGATAACTTTGGCATCTACAACACCACAAACGGAACCTATCAACTCGCATTTACGGCCGTAAACGGTCAGGTCTTTATGCGTGACGCGTTCATTAACTATGCCTCGTTTACGCTTGCCAAGGTTGGCTCATGGTATTCGTCAAATTACGTCGCCGGTCAGACAGGGACGATCATGCGTTCTGATGGTTCATTTGAGCTTAACGGACCCGTTTCTGGTCAGGGTAAATTTGTACTGGATAACAGAGGGGCCGCCTGGTACAACGCGAGCGGGCAGTTGGTTTGCTCTATGGGGGTTCAGAGATAATGGCGGGTTTTCAGGCATTTATTAACGGCACCTCATTCGATGCAGTCAATGCCATGTCTTACAATTTTGTAGCAGACGTGGCGACTGTATCAGGCTCAGGCAGCAATACATATAACCTCAACGGGTTTACTATAAGCGCATCAATTATAGGAGGAAGAACATCTGCTGGCGCCAGCCAAATAACATACGGCGTATCAGTTACTGGGCAAACCGTTTCATGGAGCGGTGTTGATATACCTTCGAAGTTGATAGTGACCGCAACCCCTACAACCACCCTCAATTATGCAGGCTTTGTTTATAACGATTATTCGGCAAGCCCTCCCGTATTTAAGCTTGCGCCGACCTTTACTCCATTTAATCTTGTACAGGTTATAGACCTTACTCCGGGATTTAGTCAGGTTGTTCAAACTAACGTGCCTGCCAGCATTCCACTCATAGCGTTTCACAGAAGCACAGCGGCATCAGGTTTCAATCATGTGTGGTGGAATGAGATAAACCAGAATGGGTATTGGGCGTTGCAGTTCAGGCCTAACTTTGGTTACCCCATGACGGCCACCAGAATCTATGTTTTTGCCAAGATGATGGTGAACATACCTTCCGGCGGTTTCTTTATGTACAACAATGGGCAGATGGTCTGGCACAGTAATTGCCTTCCACTACAGATGCAGACTGGATCAATTACAAATGCGGGTCAGCCGGTGGCATCTACGAGTGGAGTTTCGGTAGTGGTTAGCCAGCCTTTTGACCCTGCCTTCCCAAATACAGGCATAACGCTCTATAACTGCTACAGCGGAGGTGTAAATAGTTCAGGCCAGTTCGAGGCGAGCGGTGGGGATTTGTTTTCTTCTTCTAACTATCAGGTTCCTCAGGGCAGGCCACCGGGTTATTCATGCGGCCCTCCTGGATTTATATACTGCAATGTATATGACTCTTACTACAGACAGGCTCTAGGGGTTTAATCGATCGCATGCTGCCGTGTCGCTAAACTGGGATTTGTCTGTCCAGGTATAAAAAGGCTTGCCAGCAAGGTATTTACCGTCTTCAACTTTAAACACAGCAATGTCGTACTTTTGTTTATAGATAACAGCTTCGTTATAGCAAATGGGCGGAGAACTTGATACGCAGGCCGAAAGAGTCATTGCAACACAAATGATAGTCATTACCTTTTTCATTTAAATATCCTTTTCTGATTATGTGCTGATTTTAGATCATGCACGGTTTGTTTGATTAAGTGAATTAATAAGATGGTTGGCTTTATTTTGCTTAATTGAAATAACTGGAAACCATTCCAAATAACACCCGGCCTCCGTGTCGGGTTTTTTATTGCCCGGAGAAAGCTATGCCAGCAGGTACTATTGCACTAACTAATAATTCAACAGCGGTCACCGGAACCGGGACATCATTTACAGCAGAGCTTAAAGCTAACGATTTCATCGTCACTGTTGTAGGCGGGGTGACTTACACGCTTGGCGTGCAGTCAGTTAACTCAGCGACCGGTGTTACACTGACTACGGCATACAGCGGCCCGACAACTTCAGGTGTGGCGTGGACAGCCGTGCCCAACGCAGCGCTGGTTGGCATAACAGCTCAGGTTGCAGCTGATGTTGCTAAGGCAATACGTGGGCTCAATCTCGACAAGGCCAACTGGCAGCAGGTCTACAGCGCCTCGGGTAACATTACTGTCACTCTGCCTGATGGTAGCCAGTACAGCGGACCATCATGGAATAGCCTGTCAACTTCCCTTGCAAGCAAAGCCAATACCAGTTCACTGGGTAACTCAGCAGGATTGAATGTAGGCACAACTGCAAATACTGTTGCAGCAGGGAATGATAGCCGACTTAACACAGTGGGTGGGAAAACAGGCGGCGTCATATCCTCCGGAGTAACAGTGGCAGGCCCATTAGCTACGTCGGGGGGAGCTCTGACGGTAGACGGTAGGGCGTCCGATGCCTCCGGGAACGTCACTAACACAATAACCTTGTTTGCTCCGGATGCGTCTTTTCACAGCTATATACAATATTACTTAATGGCTGGGCAATATCATGCGACCCGTATTGTTCAGAACGGCACAGCCACTTTCATGGCCAGAAGTAATGGAGCATGCTATGCCGCTTCCTTTAACCCGACGTCAGACAGCAGGCTTAAATTCAACAAATCCTTTATAAAGGATGCGCTGGTTAATGCCATGACTCTCAGGGGGATGTCATATAATCTCCAGGGTGAGCGTAAGGCGGGCGTGATCGCACAGGATGCCGAGAGTTTCATGCCGGAGGCTGTTACTACCGGAGGCTCTCCAATCGTCCTGGAAGACGGCACTGTTATCGCTGACCCCAAATCTCTGGATTACAGTGCCGTGGCAGCAGTTCACACCGAAGCACTAAAGGGTCTTGCCGAATTAATGCTGCAGTGTATGGAGGACCCTGATACTGGCGTGGTCGAGCTCAGGAAAGTGGTTGCGGCCATTAACTGCAGTGAGGCTGATGAGAATGCCACAGATATGCGCATGGAATGGGCATTAGTCGAACAGCCAGCGGCTCCGGTGGAGAAGGATATGGAAACTGACGATACTGGAAATAATGAGAGTAACAAAGACGAGAAAGCAGGCTCCTAAAAAAGCCCGGCGACCGGGCAATGACTCAACCGCGCCTCTCTGAGCAGGCTACGGGGTGGGTAATTTGAGGTTAGTCACCCGCAACCGAAGCCGCCAGTCTAAAATTTCAGCACCATCAATGGCTTTACAAATATGTGAACTGGTCCGCCTTGATCAAATCTACCGATCGATATTACTGTTTATCCATACAGTATTTATCAGAGGAGAATTTATCATGGCGAGAGAGAGTGACATACACGCGGCGTTCACTGGCGCGATAATGAAGGACGGCAGGGGCAGGCAGATTGTCACCACTGCGGCGTTCCAGAAGCGGCTGGATGACGTGAATCACGTTTGGACGCTGGCAGAGTGCAACCGGTGGATACGTCGATACCAGAACTTCTTCTTCGAGCTCGTTACTGAGGAAAGCGAGAATAAGACCTGGGCTCTCCGCAACATGGGATACGTGAGGTAACTATGGGATTTCCATCACCCGCATCCGATTACATCGAGCGACGCATCGACCTGAACGATGTACTGATGCCTCACCGCAACAACATGATCCTGATTGAGACGCCGGACGGGTTTGTGCTGGCGGACAAATCACTGAAGCCTGTTCCGGGAGACAAGGTCGCATTCCAGATAGGCGAGTTCCCGCAACTGGGTAGATTGTTCACAACTGGGATTATCACCTCAGACGGTGAGACGATCGACGGAGAGGGCATGGAAGGTATTATCGTGCTGGGGAAGATTACGGCGGAGGTAGTGTCCGTTTATGAACCGCTCCGGCCGATTATCTGATGGGGCAGGGCCGAGCCTTGTCGTGTGACTAGAACGAATGAAATGGTGTGTCGTAATTGTGTCGCCACATAACGCAGATAGATTTCTGAGAAGTGCACTTAACGACACAGTACGACACATCACTTTGCGCGAGCATGGATTTATGGCCTTAAATCAGTGTGTTAAATGATGGCCTACTATCTTCTAAGCCGTAGGTCACAGGTTCGAATCCTGTAGGGCGTACCAAATAAAATCAACGAGTTATCACCTCCCTCCGACTACCAGATTTTCCACATGGGACAGATTTGGGACACGACTGCCAAAAATCGCATCAATTTGCCGTGCATGCTCCGTTAAATGGTTAGGTGCAAGGTGCCCATATCGCTGGACCATTTCAATGCTTTCCCAGCCGCCCATTTCCTGCAGTGCAGATAATGGAACACCGGCCTGAATTAGCCAGCTTGCCCAGGTATGCCGCAAGTCGTGAAACCTGAAGTCCTCAATGCCAGATCGTTTCAGTGCTGCGCGCCACGCAGTGTTTGAATCGACTCGCATCTTCCTGACGCTTGCCGTAGTCGTGCCGTCATTCCTCTTCACCGATTCGGTGTGAACAAATACCCAATTGTGGTGCCGGCCGATTTGTCGTCTCAGGACTGATTCAGCCAGGTCATTCAGCGCTACGCCAATAGCTCTGCCTGACTTACTTTCTTCCGGGTATATCCACGCCACTTTCCGCTGCAGGTCAATCTGCTGCCATTTCAGGTCGACGATGTTCGAGCGGCGCAGGCCTGTTGCCCGCGCAAGCTACTACGGTAGACCTTAGAGGTTCCGGACAATTGCAATGTTAATAATTATTGATAGGATGTTTCCGATTGCAATCAATGGAAATATTAAAAATGAAAAAGGTTTTGGCAGTGGCGCTTGGGGCGTTGTTACTTTCAGGATGTACTGTGCGTGTTGCTGATATGACTGTCGCAAGCACCAAAAACTACAATTTGAACGCAGCTAAGTTTGAGAAAGGTGCTCGCGTGACCGGCGAAGATAAAGCGCCAATCGTAATTTTCCCTTTAGGTATTCCGAACGTTAAAACGGCTATGGATCACGCTATTGAGAAAGATAAGTGTGCGGTTGGCTTGAGCGATGTGGTTATCTACCAATTAAACCACGCCTTCCTCTTCGGCACATACGGTTTCCGTGTTGAGGGTACGCAAATTATCGACAAATCACAGATGGGATGTGAAAACCATAACTGATAGCTAGCGACCTTCGGGTGGCTTTTTTCTAGGGGGCAAGGAAATGAAAAAGTCTATTCTGGCATGTTTTATATCTGTTTTCATTTTGACAGGATGTGGTCCAAAGGAGCTTTCTCCTGAAGAGAAACAAAAGGTAGAGCAACTCAAGGTGGAATTATCACAAACAGAAAGTGAGATTTCGTCCGCGAATGTCACCAATCAGAACTACTCTGGCGGGCTGATCAAGACTTTAATCAGCGCCAGAGTTGAGATTCTCAAAACAAACCAAGCGCTAATTAAGCAGCGAATTGATGCTATTGAGTCAGGCGCAAAAATAACAATGGATGTACACGGAATCAAACCGGATGAGGCGGCGGCTGATTCAGTTAAGAGCGAAATAGATGCGTTAAATGCTCAGATTTCTCAGGCTAAAGCAGAAGCGAACCAATATAGCGGTGGCTTAGTTCTTGCGATGAAACTGGCAGCAATCGCAACTCAGGAGCAAACCATGGCGATGCTACAACAGCGCTATTTGTCAGCCAAGTATGGACTTGCTAACGCTATGCCATCTGATTTGAAGCAGGGCAACGTTGCGGAAGCAAAGCCAATCGAGAAAGCAGTTCAGGCTAACAATAATCAGCCATTACTTCCGCCGGGAGATGGGCCATTTGGCTTGGAGTCAGGTTTAACCAAAAAGAATATCGAAGATATGACCGGTGAAGAGCTTAAGCCTTATGAGGGCGTGCCAAATCTCTACACTGTAAAATTTCCACCGAAAAAGAACACTGAATTTGAGGGTTATGGTCTACTCATATCTCCAAAGTCTGGCCTATGCCAAATCAGAGCGTTAGGTAAAAATATTGATACAGACAGTTATGGACTTGCGCTCCAATCAAAATACAAAGAACTCTTCGATTCTCTCTCTTCAATCTATGGCAAACCTAAAAGCACCGATTTTTTACTTTTAGGCTCAATCTGGAAAGAACCTCAAGACTGGATGATGGCGCTGAATAAAAAGGAACGTTTCCTCTCAGCTCAATGGGAAGAATCGCCTGCAACACCTCTTAAAAATAGGCTCAAATCTGTCTCAATGGAGGTAAGAGCCAATGACTCCAGTAAGGGATATGTTTTTCTTCAGTATGACTTCAACAACATAGATGCTTGCAACGCAGAAATTGAAGAAGCTAAGAAAAGCTCGTTATAAACCTTTTTCTCAATATTACTATATAAACGCTTATAAAATTTTGTAACTACACCTCGCTTCGGCGAGGTTTTTTATGAGCAAAATATTCGATCAAAACGATCAAATCATCATTTCATAAATCGGCATACAAATAGAGATCATTTCAGAATGTCGCTTCGTTATCGTTGGTTAGCTTTGCGATATAGCCAGACACCGATAAAGGCCAGCAGAGCAGAAAGCACCGCCTTAAGCGCAATCATTGTGAATTCGAAACTATCCATAGCGCCTTCACCATCACCGCTAATGTGGCCTTCTACCAGGGATCTGATGATGCTTTCAGGTATGAGAAACCAGGTTGCGGAGAAGATTATAATAAATATCAGTATTTTCATCGCACTACACACTTTGTGAAATCAGGAACATCAATGCGGCCGTATGCTGGTAATCCTCCTTTCATAAAGCCACGTCCCATTCTTACGGCTCCTTGATAGCAGCCCTGATATCCCTTCCGACTAACGAGTCTATTGGTTATCCCTTCTGTACAGCGCCCACTCCTCGATGCACTCTCCGCCTGGCAGAGTACAGTAACCTGATTCACCATCCGGGCCCTTCACTATGTCCAGCTTGCCGCCCATCTTTTCACAATACACAGAGGCTGGGTTAGCCATGCCCACAGCGTGTTGTCTGTCATTATGGGGTACACAGGCTGTGAGTAATAAAGTGGTCGCTGCGATTGTAATTGTTTTCATTTTTAACCTTATCTGAAGAGA